GCCGGCCTCCTGCTCGCGCAGGATCCCGATGATCTGCTCTTCCGTGAACCGTGATCGCTTCATTCGTCCGTCCTTGGGTCGGGCGGACTCCAGTTATTTTTGGAGGAGTCTCAGGGGGGCACGTCACACGCCACCGCGTGTCGTCAGCGGGCCGACCCTGCTGACCGGCATCTGCTTCTGCGAGAAGTGCGGCGGGGCCATGACGATCCGCACCGGCAAGGGCGGGCGCTATCGCTATTACACCTGCTCGATCAAGGCGCGGCAGGGCGAGACCGGCTGTTCCGGCCGCTCGATCCCGATGCCGCAGCTCGACGCCATCGTCTGCGATCATATCGAGAACCGGTTGCTCCAGCCCGAGCGGCTGGAGGAGATACTGGCCTCGATCCTCGACCGGCGTGAGGAGCGGGCCGATCGCCGACGCGAGCATATCGCCGAATTGAACCGGCGCGCGGCCGAGACCGAACTGCGCCTGAAGCGTCTCTACGAGGCGATCGAATCAGGTGTCGCCGATCTGAACGACCCGGCGCTGAAGGAGCGTGTCGTCGCCTTGCGCGCGCTGCGCGATCAGGCGCAGGCTGATTCGGAGCGGGCGCAGGCGCAGCTCGAAAGCTCCGGCCAGATGGCCGTGACGCCGGCCGCGCTGCGCAAGTTCGCGACCTCGGCCCGCAAGCGGCTCCGGCAGGACGGGGGCGGCTATCGGCGGGATCACCTGCGCGCCTTCGCCCAGCGCGTCGAGGTCGGCGAAAGCCATATCCGCATCATGGGATCGAAGGGAGAATTGCTGCGAACCCTGACGGCGGTTTCCGGTGGGAAATCGGCGGCAATCGGCGTGCCCACTATGGGACTGAAATGGCGGACAGGGTGGGATTCGAACCCACGGTAAGCTCACACCTACGCCGGTTTTCAAGACCGGTGCCTTCAACCTCTCGGCCACCTGTCCACTCGTAAAATCAGCGGGTTAAGAAAAAAACCGCTGTGTAGTCTTATCACTGTGCCGACTTTTGTGCCGACCCCCTTGAGGGAAGATCTTCACTCCGGCCGATCAACGAGCCATGCGGAATATACCTCAGTGGTGCGCACCGTGGAATGCCCGAGCCAGCGCGCCAGCCGATAGATCGAACCGCCCTTCTGCAGCCACCGGATTGCAAAGGTGTGCCGCAGGTCATGGAAGCGGAAATGGGCCACGTCGCAGCGCGCGTGGGCTTCTCTCCAGCGGTTCGCCACTTGGTTGAATCGCTCGCCGTCCCGATTCCGGAAGACGGGCTGGTCAGACCGGCCAGGCTGGCCCAACCACGTCATCAACAGCCGCCGGACGCTCGGCCTCATCTCGATGACACGCGGCGCCTTGGTCTTCGTCCGCGCGAAGGTGATGGTGCCGGCGGTGAAATTCACCTGGCCCCTCTCAAGGCTCGCCGCCTCCTCCTGCCGGCAGCCTGTCTTCGCCGCGAACCGCGACAGGGCGGCCAAGCCGGGGTTGGTCAGCTCCATCCGGAGGATCACGGTGGCCAGCTCGCGGAGCCGAACGGGCTTGATCGGCTCCCGCGTCTCCACCAGCCCGTCCTTCTGCTCGGGCACCGGGTCGTACTCGATCCAGCCCGCGCGGCGCGCGACCTTGAAGATGCGGCTGGCCACGGCCAGGTCACGGCGAACCGTCGCCTGGCTGCAGCCCGCGCCCATGCGCTCGGCGATGAAGTCATTGAGCTTGCCCTTGGTGATCTGCTTCAGGGTCAGCTCGCCGAATGCAGGGTCCAGCATGCGGATGGAGGCTTCGTAGCGGCGCCTGGTAGCCGGCCGGAGGCGCGGGAAGTCGATCTTCATCCACCGCTCGACCGCCTCTTCCCAGGTCCGTTTCTGTTCCGCCTCCGCCTTCACCGGGTCGGCGCGGATCTCCTCTGCTTCCCTCAGGAGCTTTTCGACGCGCCCTTTTGCGATTTTCGGACTACTTGTGCGTAGAGACCGCCGGATTTCTCGACCATTGACCTGGATCCGGGCCCAGATCGTGTCGCCCCTGAGAAAGGTGTTGTCAGGGAGTTGAGGCTGTTGTGTTGCCATTCGTTGGGAACCGCTCCATGGGTTACAATGTATTCCTTCACATCATATGCACGGAGCGTCCACCGAGATCCGATGCGCGATGCCGGCAGCTTGCCGGTGGCGATCAGCTTAGCGACCATCCGCCGGGATACGCCCATCAGCCGGGCGGCCTCCGGCGTCTGGATCCGGCGCTCGTCTTCAGGCGCAGGTGATGCGGGAAGAGGTTTGCTCATAGGTCGAAGAGGGGTCCGGCGCTGACCTTCGCCGGCGGCGCGGCCGGCGGGCGGGCCAGGGCAACCTCGCCACCGCAGCGCTCGGCCAAGCGGCGCTTGATGTCGCCGTAGTAGGTGGCGTCCGCCTCGATACCGATGGCGTCGAAGCCCTCCCGGAAGGCAGCTTCCAGGGTGCTGCCGCTGCCGCTGAACGGATCCAGGACGGTCCCGCCAGGCGGTGTCATCAGCCGCACCAGCCACTGCATGAGAGCGAGAGGCTTCACGGTCGGATGCTCGCTCCCTGCCCGGTCGTTCTCCCCGGCCTTGGCCGAATAGAAAAACCGGCTGGCGGTGCCGCGGTCGCCGTGGAAGGCGCCGGAAACCCGCTTCCGGTCTCCGAAAGCATTCTTGGTGGTCGCACTGGGCTCGTCGCCGCGCACCGGCGCGCGGGCGCCCTTGTCGGCGCCGAAGGCGGCGAACGCCTCCTCCACCTCATCCGAGCCGTCATGCAGCACATTGGCAGGCCAGCGATCAAGGCCCGGTTGCCGGTCCACGGCACGGAAGCCCCATTCGCCTTCACGAGAAGCGCGCTCAACGGGTTGACCGTCGCCCTTCACGCCCTGGTGCAGCCGATCGTCGGGCGCGAGCGGCACCCTGCTGGCGTCGATGTTCAGCCCGCCGGTCAGGTAGCGCAGCACGTTCCGGGGCACGCTGGACCATATCGGCTTGCGGGCCAGAACGATGGGTTCCCACGCGGGCTTCAGCGCGGTGCCCCACCCCTCCCACTGCGCCGCCACCGGGCCTGGCCCGAGCAGCTTCACAATGGACTTCGACACGTCATGGCTCTTCGGCCAGCCGGAGCCGTAGAGCCAGGCCAGGCAGTCGCGGATCTCGAATCCGGCATCCTCGATCGCCACCGCCATCCGGTGCCAGGTGCGGGTGCCCCCGAAGGCGCCCAGATGCCCGCCCGGCGGCAGCAGATCCCAGGCGAGGCGCCAAGTCGCCTTGCGGAAGGCGATGTCCGTGTCCCAGGTCTTACCCATGAAGCCGCGCGAGATGCGCTGGAAGGCGCCATCCGAGCCGAATGGGGTCTCCACCGCGTCATCGCCACCGAAGCGGTCGATGATGCTGGTCAGGTTATAGGGCGGGTCGGTGACAATGGCGTGCACCACCCTACCCTGCTCGGCCAGTCGCGCCATGACATCCACGCAGTCGGCATGGATCACCTCGATGGCCGGCCGGCGGGCGGTGGTGGCGTTATCCATGTGCCACCGCCCAGGCGAAGAGCTGCGGGATCCGCGATAGGTCAACATGGCAGGTGTGGCGCGTGTGGCCGTTCGCCAGGCGCTCGCCCGGGTGCATCTCCATGATCCGGCTGGCGTCGATGGCGTCGGCAAGAGCGATGCCGCTGAAGCTCGGCACCTCGCCTTCCTGCACGCCTTCGCGGATCATCCAGGCCTGCACCAGCCTGCTGTTGATCTCCTTCGCCTGGTCCAGGGTCATGGTGCTGTAGGGGAGCGGCGTCATCGCGGGTAAGTCTCCACCATGCTGGCCGCCACCGCCTTGCCCAGGTCGGTCAGGTAGAAGAACACCATGTCGGGCGTGCCATCGAGGAAGCTGGGGTTCATGCGGCTGGCGGCCGGCGGCGTGAAGATCAGCTCCTCGTAGGCGAGGCGCAGCAGGGTCATGTCGCTGGCATGGGTGGCGAAGTGGTCGCGGTAGCCGGGGTTGCGGCTTGTCACCCCATAGGCGTGGGCAATGGCATGCTTTTCGTCGTCGGTAAGGCGTTCCAGGACGGGATGAGGGTGGGACAACCACACGTCCCTTTCGGGCAGCCGGCGGGCACTCAACTCAGCCCAAAGGTTCCCTGACCAGCCACAGTCTTCCATCCTCGACACGAGTTGTGCCTTGGCCTTGGCTGCCGTTGGCGCATAGACGCAATCCGGCTCATCGGCTGAGGAGGCACGCACCTCATATGCCTTGCGGTGGCGGCCGATCATGGCTTGCTCCGCTTCTTGGGTTTCTCAGGGAGGTAGTAGGCTGGGATTGGGGGCAGCTCGATGCCGAGGGACTGGAACATCTCCGCCGTAGCCGCAGCCGCCTCCTTCGCATGCGCCTCCGCAGCGGCGGCGTGCGTAAAGGCGCCAGGCGTCACCTCCTGCACCTTCATCAGCAGCTTCAGCGTCTCCGCCATTTTCTCGGGGGTGTTCTTCCAGCCGTCGATCTGAACGCCGGCAGCGTCGAGAATGGCCGATATCCTCTCGGCGCCGGTGGCGCCGCGTTCCAGGCGCTCCTTCGCGGCGTCCATCTTCCATTTCAACTCGCGCTCGACGGCCTCACGCACCGCCGCATCATGGCTCCGCACCTGAATGGCCTGGCCGGCGCGCAGCAGCGCGGCAACGAAATGCCGGGGCAGGATGTCTTGGCGCTGGTGGCGGGCGGCCTGACGGCTGACGGTGATCTTCAGGTCGGCGCCGACCTTCATCAGGCCCCAGGCCACCGGGATATCGTCCGGCTCCACCGACATGCTTTGCGGCACCACCAGCCACCAGCAGTCGCAATACTGCGCGATCGCCTCAGCCTTCGCCGGTTCCAGCAGCTCGCGTTTCAGATCCTGCTTGGAGACCTTGATCTCGAAGCCCTCGATGCTGAGGCCACGGCTGGGCCACATGTTCATCATCACGGCATCGGCGTGCCGCTTCACATTGAAGCCGGTGCCGTCTGCCACCTCGAAGACGAGCACGCATTCACCGGCTGGGTAGCGGCGACGCAGTGCGTCGCAGATGTCCTGTGATCGCATGGCGCCCTCAGAACGGTATGCCATCGTCGTAGGAAGGGGTTGCCCCCTGTTCCGACGCCGGGCTGTTGAGCGTTGTGACGGTCAGGCCGCGGACTGCGGCAACCTTCAGGGCCTCCAACACGAAGAAGGGCCTGCCGGGGTTCCGCTCCGCCAGGCGTCGGGCCTCCCGCTCCGCGCTCTCTTCCGTGTCATGACGATGGGAAGGCGGGCGCTGGCCAGTCGGGCACCAGACCAGCCAGAATTTCTCGGGATGAGCCATGTCAGGCCTCGTGCTTCGCGGTGGTGGCCGGCTGGGGCGGCCAGGGCAGCAGCTCGGTGCCGCCGGGGATGTAGAGGGGATGGCGGGGCTTGCCGCCCTTGGTCAGGCCAAGATGGAAGGCGGGCACCTCGGCCTTCGCGATCAGCTCGCGGGCGCGGGCCACGCGGTCCGGCCGGGCATGGGCGCCCCAGGCGCAGATCACCCTTTCGCTTCTGGACAGCGTTGCCTGAATGCACTCGTCATTCACCGGCCCGACCGGATCGGGGTGGGTCCACAGGGCCTCGGGCTGCGGGCTTCGCAGCGCATAGAGGTTCACCACCACCAGGGAGCTGAATCCCCACGCCCATGAGAAGGCCATGACGCGCCGCAGGGTCGGATCGTCCTGCGCCGCGTCGGCCGTCGAAGGGTTGAGCATGATCCAGGAGACGCCCGGGCGCCGGATGGCTGCCACCCCCGACTTCACCCGGCCGAGGGTGTAGCGATAGGTGCCGCAGGTGCTGAGGTGGGCCGTGTAGCCCTCCTTCGGGATCAGCAGCTCGCTCATGCCGCCACCTTCGCCGGAGCGTCGATGTTCCGGATCTCGACGCGGCCAGCCATCGCGACCACCTCGGGGTTGGCTGCCCAAGCGTCAGGTCCGTGTAGCTCATCCCAGAAGGCGGAAAGCGCCGCCTGCGGGGAAGAGTGGCAGAGGCCGCAAAGGTCATATCCGAAGCCCGGAACCACGAAGCAGTTGGGGCGTATCATCTTCACCCCTTCCGCCAGGCAGTCCGCGGTGCTGATGCGGTGAAGGGGCTCGCGCTTGACCTCTTCAACCAGCATGGTGATGCGCGATGCCCAGCGCGGGAGGTAGAAGGGTGCGCGCCAGGGGCCCTTTCCGGCATCCGTCCCGCCATTCGTGGATCCCACCGGGAAATCCACGCAGCTGTGCCCGCGCGCATCTTCGTCCAGGCGTGGATCCTCTTTCGGGATTGTGCGGGCTGGCCACCATTCCTCGCCGTCGCGCGAGCCATACCAGAGGTTCCATGCCTCCCTCGCCCATAGGCGGTCGCCTGGCTTCACCTTCTGCCAGACCGAGGGTCGGAAGCTGCCGGCTCTCCCAAGCAGCACCACGACATTGCGCGGGACCGCGCGGGCCGGCTGCCCTTCCTTCGGCGGCTCGGGCGAGTAGTCCGACCATGCCAGCCGCCGCGTCATCGTCTTCTGGCCGGCAAGCAGGGCCAGGATCATCGGGGCGCTGAAGATGATGGGGTAGTCAGCCATGGTCCGCCTCCACAGGCGCGGTGGCGGGCGCGGGCGCGTCAATGTTGCGCTTCACCAGTCGGACCCTGGCCGCGGCGACCCAAGGATTCTCCTCCCAGGTCGCGGCGCCCAGCCGCTCGATGCAGTGAGCCTTCCACGCTGCCAGGCCGGCGGTCACCGGCTTGAAGTCGTAGATGCTGCGCGCCAGGCCCTCGGCGCAGATCTCGCCGAGCGTGGTGTCGTGAAGCCGCTCGCACCGGACGCTCTCGACATGCAGGGTCAGGCGCGACGCCCAGCGCGGCATACGGTCGGGGCGGCGCACCTGCGCCTCGATGAGCTCCGGGCTTCCGGCGAGGTAGTTGACCGGGGTGGCCGGCAACCGCTTCGCATCGGTCCCGTCGAAGCTGTGATGGACGGCCCACGGCTCGCGCACCCACAGCCGGTCGCGCTGCTGGAACGGTGCCAGAATGCACGTTGCGGTCTTCGGATGGTGGATGCCGACAAGGCTCGGCACCTCCACGCGCTCGCCGCGCACGATGCGGAAGACGCCCACGCCCCCGAGGCTGGTGTGCTCCCACGAGCTCAGGTTGCCCGAACCCACCTTGGCGCGAACGCGCGGCATGATCCTGATGATCGCCCGGACCATGGTCTTGCGGCCGTCCAGCAGCGCCATCACCTCGTCAGGGCTCATGTTGATGGAGTGGTCAGCCATGAGCGTCGGCCCCCTTCCAATTCCAGAAGCCTTGCGCGCCGGTGGCGGGGACCGGCGGTTCCAGCGCCCGCACCTCCTCCATCGGCCAGGCGAACATCTGGTGGTTGATCCGGTCGCTATCGACGTATCTGGCCGGCAACTGGCTCGCCAGGATGGGCGTGCCGAGGCGAACGGTGCACACGATGTGGCTGAGCGGCAGCGCCAGGCCGGCAAGGCAGCGTTCTAGCAGCTCGATGGAGGGCTCGACTTCGAGACCTGTGCCCATCTCACCTTCCTTGCGGAGCATCAGAAGCAGCTCCTTCAGCTCGTCTTTCTTCATCGGGCGCGCGCCGGCGTGAATGGCCAGGCGCCTGCCGACCAAGCTCTTCGGCGCCGGCCACTTGCGGAACTCCCACGGCTTCAGCTTCAGGGCGATCAGCGTGGCCCAGGGCTGCCAGACCGTAATGGCGGGGATCGTGTCAGCCATGCCCGAGCTCCTTCCGCGCATTGGCCAGCGCCGCGTTCAGCCGGGCCATGGCATCGTGGCTGCCACCGGGCTTGTCCGGATGCGCTGCGCGGGCGAGGCGCCTATGAGCCTCCTCTGCGTCGGCGAGGGTGGCGCCCGGCGCCAGGCCGAGCGCGGCGCGCCAGGCCTCCGGCGGCGGAAGCGCAGTCAGGCCCGTGAACATGCGGTGCAGCATGTGCTTCGCGCCCCAGCGTTCCAGGCCGCGCAGCGCCTCGATCGACTTCGCGATGGCGCGCAGATTCCCGGCGACGCTGTTCCAGCGGTCGCACGGGATGGCGATCGCCAGCCCGTTCCGGGTGCAGTAGGCCACCACGCCGGGATCCCGAGGGCTTTCCACGCCCAGGGTGACATCGCTTGACAGCACCACGTTGCTTGCGCCGAAGCGCCCCAGCTCTGCCTGGCACTCGCGGAGCGCGTTGGTCAGCGAAGGGTCGTTGCGGGCAGCCCAGCGCTCGCGCTGCCCGCCCGGCGTCCGCGGGAAGCCGTCTGGCCAGGCCAAGGGGAAGGCGGTCGGGGTCCAGCTCATGATCCGGCCACCGCCTTCGGCCCGAACATCTCCCGCGTCTTGATCAGGTCAGCGGCGTGCGCTTCCCGGTCCCAAGGCCAGGGGATGACGATGGCCAGCAGCAGGATGTCGTGCTCGGCCTTATTGATGGCGGAGTTGAACTGGTTGTGCTGGTTGCAGAGCCACACCGCATGCTCGAAATTCTCGGCGGCGTGCACATCATCCGGCCCGAGGACGTTCACGCACCACAGCAGCTTGGCGCGCTGGCTCTCCTGATAGTGGTGCCGGCGCCATTGCCGGAAATGGTGCACCCCCTGCGCCAGCGCGCGGTCCATCTCGTCAGGGGTAGGCCAGCGGATGTCCGCCGGCACCGGGAAATGGGGTCTGCTCAGGCGGAACGCTGGGTCGTTCTCCGCCTCCGACCCGACGCCAAGGACGAATTGCCCGCGGCGCGACCGCAGATGGAAGGGGGTGCCATCAATGGTGCCCTCGACATCGGTTCTGCCGAGCGTAGCCGACCTGTTGGCGATGACGGTGCCCGCGTCCAGCGGCGGGATAGGCGGGGTTCTCATGCGACGGGCTCCGCGGCTGCGGGCGCGGTGGTGGCCAGATCGGCATCCATCAGCGCGTCAATGTTGTGGGGGATGACGCGCACCGACATGGCGCACATCCAGCTATCGGCGGTCGCGCCCGGCATGCTCCACCGAAGCGCGGCATGGGCGGAAGGCAGCACGGGCCCGGTCCAGGGAAGGTCCGAGACCCAGCCGCCCCGGTGCTCCGGGAAGCCCATGCCCTGGGCCATCTCCTCGGTGATGTCGGCCAGGCGAAGCACCTGCACGGCCAGCACCTGCAGCGTGAGCCGGCTGTAGGGCCGCCCCATTGAGGAGCTGGACCGCCAGCGCGGGCCCTCGCCCATCTCGCGCGCTTCGTCGGCGGGCCACTGGCCCGGATAATCGGTGCAGCCGGGCGGCAGGTCAGCCCGAAATTCGAGCCGGCACTCGTCGGCCGGCACCGGGTTCTCCTCCGGCCAGACCAAGCCCCAGGTCTCCTTGACCCACACCAGGTCGCCGGGCGCGGCCAGCACCGGGAACACCGGCAGACACTGCCGATCATCGACGGTCCACCAGCACCAGTGCCGGCTCATGCGGCGCGGGTTCAGCTCGCTGGCCCGGCCGTTGCAGTAGGCGTCCAGGTATGGCGCGGGGTGCTTCGGCGGGTGCACCGCGCTGCTGGTCGGCGCGGGCGGCACCGTCACGGGCATCAGGACGAAGCGCAGCGTGCCCTTCCTGACGGCGCGGATCTGGCGCGCCATCAGCCTGATGGAGGTGGCCTCCTTGCGGGCGGTGGCGGCGTTCATTTCCCGCGCGCCCACTCGGCATAGTCGCGGGAATAGGCCACGGACCACCCGAACTTCTTCCGGAGATCTCTCCCGCCCCCACCACGGCGGACGATGGCCGTGGCCTCGGCGAAATCCTGCTGGTTGGCCGGATCATCGGGATCCGGGTCGCCGTCCTCAATGCCGCGCGGCGGGCCGCCCTTGGGCACCACCGGCGTCTGCGCGGCCGCCGGCGAGGGCTTCGGCGCGGCAGCTTTGGGCGCGCCACCCACCTTCCACTTGCTCGTCTCGGCCAGCCTGCGAATGGCCAGCGGGGTCACGCCGTACCGTTCCGCGATGCCGGGCACGGGATCGCCCTTCTCGAACAGCCCCTGGATCACCCGGCGCTCGGCGGGCGTCAGATCGGTGACGCTGCGCGCTTGCGCTGCTGCCGGCGGCGGCGCCTGCTGGATCTCGATGCTGGTGACGGACGCTGGCGCGGCAGCGGCATCGCCAGGATCCTGCTCGGCCGCCCGCTTCGCCTGGCGCTCTGCCATCGCGGCAGAACGGCGCTTCGCCGAAGCCTCAAGGTTGCGGCGCCCAACTGCCGTGCGGCACCAGACGCGGAAGGCCTCATCCCAATCGAGCTTCTGCGCCTTGTGGCTCACCTCCGTCAGCCAGAAGCGGCGAAAGGCGTGGGCTTCCAGGTCAGCGTCGAGCTGCTGGCCATCGGCGTAGCCGCGCAGCTCGTCGGACATGGCCCAGCTCTCGGGGATACGCGTCGGCTCGGCGCGCGGCTGGGGGGCCACGGGCGCTGCCTCCGGCACCGGCCCAGGCGCGGGCGGCGCGTCCGGGTCAGATGGCGCTTCGAGGGTCGCTTCAGCCTCGGGCTCGACGTGCGCGACGAGCTCCTGAGCCTCCTCGGGAGCGGCGGGCTCAGCCGCCGGCGCGGCGGCCGCCTCCTCGACGCTGGCCAGTGCTTCCACCGCGGCCACCTCGGCCGCCGCAGGCGCATCTTCGATCAGCAGCAGCTCGCCCGGCTCATCCTCTCCCGCTTCGCACGGCTCGGCGGTGGGGCCTGCCTCTTCCGCCTCGGCCATGGCGGCGACTTCGCCGGTGGCCGGTTCTTCGGTCGGCGGGGTCTCGATCATCGGCGCCAGCTCGGACGCGACCTCGTTGCCGGACCAGGCAAGGGGATCCACCTCAGCGGCGATGGAAAGCTGGGCTTCCGCCCCGGCCAGCGGCTCGACAGCAGGGGTGTCGAAGACATACCGAAGAGGCTGGATGTCGCTGGCGTCGGTCTGGTGCCACGCGGTGACGAAGGCGTTGCGTTCCTCCTCGGTCATGACGGGGAGTGACAGCTCGCCGTCACCAGTGACGATCCCGGTGTCACCGATCGTCACCAGCACATCGTCGGGGGCGTAACGCTGCGGGCTGACCGCCTCCGGCATCAGCGCCGCCACTTCGACGGCTGCGCACGGCGGCTCGCTGACCTGGACCGGGATGGCAGGCGGGCTCCTGTTGGCAGGCACCTTGTTCAGCAGTTCGGCGTTCGCGTCGCGCCAGCGATCCAGGCGCGCATCGTCAGGCAGGGTCGGCGCGGCGCTCGGCGTGAACGGGCCCAACTCGGGTGCCTCGGGTGCCTTGCCGGCGGCGAAGCCGGAGAAGTCTTCGGGCGTGCCGGTGAAGCCCGCCAGCAGCCCATCCGCAGCGGTGGCGCTCGCGTGCGCCTCCACCCTACGCTCCTCAGCCTGGCGCGCGTCCAGGTCCATCCGGTCAGCGGCCTCCTCGGCCGCCTCAGCGTCGGTTTCCAGATCGCTGGTCAGATAGCTGGCCATGTCGCGCATCTGGCGGCGGCCTTCCAGCAGCCCCTCGCGAAGACCGGCGGCGTAGGCGCGAAGCTCCGCTTGCGTGCGGAAACGCTCATAGGTGCGGCGCATCAGCGGAACCACATGCTGCAAAGGTTGCGATGGAAGGCACCGGCGTCGCCGCGCCTCATGGCGTCGGTCAATTCGGCGATCGCGCCGATGACCTCCTTGTCCGCCGGCGCTCGGGTGGTGCGCTGTTCCTGGCGGAACAGCTCGGCCGTGCGCATCAGTGCGTAGCGGTCCTGGACGCTGATCGGCGTCAACGGATGCGGCATGCTCAAGGCCGCCGTGGGGTTGTCCATGGGAGGTCTCACTTGTTCTTGGCGCGGGGCGGCAGGCCGAGGGCGTGCGCGCGGCTGTTGACGCTCTGGGCGTTGGCCATGCCGAGGGCTTCGGCCATGGCGTCGGCAGCGACGCCGGTTTCCCAGAGATGGGTGAAGGCGGTGGCATCGACGTGCCGCCGGAAGCGCGGGCCGAAGCCCATGGCGTGCGCGCGGTTCGACACGGCACGCTCGTTGGGGAAGCCGAACTCGGCCTGCATCTCGGCCAGGCTGGCGCGGCCGTGCCACATGGCCCGGAAGGCGATGGCGTCGATCGGGTTCATGCCGTGACGCGGCACGGGCGCGGCGGGCTCGGCTGCCATGGCACGGCGGATCTCCATCGCCATCGAGAGCCGGCCCTGCGCATAGGCGTCATCGGCGATGCGCTGGGCGAGATCCGCGATCACCAGGGCGTTCTTCCTCGGCGGGAGGGGTGACATGGCATTCACCGGGGCAGTTCCGCGGCCATGCAGCCGGCGGAGGTGAAGTAGATGAAGCGGCGGCTTTCCGGCTCGCGCACGCGGTAGAGGCGGACGCCATCAACGCCTCCGACATGCGTGGGAACCTGGCGCCGCATGACCGCAGCGCGCTGTTCCTCATGGAGGCGGGTTCGCTCACTGAACGCGGTCTCGCCGTCCGCGGCGCCATCAGGCCGGCAGGCCGACAGCAGCAGCACCAGGACCAGGGCGGCGGCCAGCAGCACGGCGGTGGGAGGCACCAGTTCCCGGAGAAGGCGGGCGACGGTCCTCACTGGACCTTCGCCTGCTGCTCGGTGGCGGCCAGATAGGCGCCGATCTCGCCGCCCAGCTCGTGGACAAGCTGCGCCAGCATCTGCTGGGTAACGGCCAGCCACGCATCGTAGGGCGCGCCCATCTGCTCCGGCCGCGCCATGAAGTGCGTCATGGTGGCCAACACGCTGTCGCGCAGGCGGATTTCGGGGGCGAGCTTGCTGTAGAGGACGGCGTGCAGCTCCTGAAGGCGCGTCATCCTGGCTTCCCAGGCCTGGGGAACGAAGGTGGTAGGCTCGGCGTGCACGCCCTCGATCCAGTGCTGCACCATGCGCAGCATGAGGCGGCCTTCAGCGTCGAGCACGGGCGGCAGGATGGGCTCCGCCCCCGGCTCGGCGGCGGGAGCGGTGGAATTCTCGGTGGTCACGGTCGGCTGTTGCCTTGTGCGGGGCGCCTTGCGGGGGCGGGCGCGGTGGTGGCTGGACGGGGGGTGAAGACCGGGCCGGCGAGACACGCGACCATGTGCCAGGTGCGGTCAGGCGGGAGGCCGGCTTCGGTGATGGCGGCCGCCTCGTGGCAGGTTGAGGCGGTGACTTCGCGGGCCACGCAGAGCATGGCGCGCGACGGCGCGGCGGGCGGCTGACACAGGTAGGCGAGCATCAGCACCGTGCCGCTCATGCGGAACCGGCCGTGGGTGTGGCGGCGGATAGCGCGATGGCCTGGGGGCTCGGCTCTTCGGCGAACAGGTCGCGGTAGAAAAGGATGATCTCCGCGGCGACGGCGAACTCTTGATCTGCCGAGTTGCCGGTCTCGCCCATGGTGAGCAATTCACCCAGCATGGCACAGACGGCGCAGATGGCGGCTCCTCGGGGAAAGCCGTGGGCCTTCGGATAGACCACATCGCCCAACGCCTTCACGATGCTGGCGAGGGTCGCACCATCGACTTCGGCCATGGCCAGTTGAGCGAGGCGCTTGGCCTCTGCCGGCGGAAATCGGACGGTCATGCTGAACCGACCGTGGGCGGAAATTCGAGCTCAGCCGGCTTCTTGTGGATGAAGCCGAACGAATGCTCGATCAGGTTCGCCGCGACCATGGCCTGGAACCCATCATCACCGGCCAACCCAATGCTTCTGGCCACCAGCGCGCACGCCGCCGTTATGGCCATCAGCGCCTCGTTGCCCGGGAGGCCGAATGACCGCAGCAAATCGGCCACCGCCCGGATCGCTCCATCGACGCGAGGCCACTCGCACATCACCCCGAAGGACTCCGCGAGGTTACGCGCCAGAAGAACGCGCTCCTCCGACGACGCTGCCTGGATCCGCTGAGACAGCGCGGCAATCTGCTCGGCTCGCTCGGCGGGCGTGGCGTTTGCCACGGCCAGGAACAAGGCGTTCATCTCTTCCGGGCTCATGCGGCACCTTTCGGCTTGCCGAGGCGAGCCGCCTGGCGGGCAGTGACGGCCATGTCATGGCCACCGGCGAGCGCACGAAGGTGCTCCCGGACCAGAAGCCCGGCAGCGCCGACCATGGCGTCCGGCGCAACCGCCGGATCCAGCACGTCCACGCCCGGCATGGCCCGCTCTTTGATGGTGGCGGCGGTGGACAGGGCCAGCGCTGAGAAAACCGTCCCCAGATGCTGGCCATAGAGCAGCGCGCGGATCTGCTGTGCCAAGGCGAAGGTCACCGTGGGATCGGCGGTTTCCATGATGTAGGTGCTGAGGGCGGGTGCGGCCTGTTTCATCCGATGCGAGCCCCCATCAGGCGCCCGGCCGCACGCGCGATGGCGCGGGAAGCGGTGGTGGCGGTCGGCAGCCCTCGGCCGAAGCCGATGGTCAGCAGGCGGGCGGCGTCACCGCAGGGTGTGAGGCGACAGTGGTGGCTGCGGCAGCGCGGCATAATGTCGCCGGGGCCGAAGGCGGTGCTGTTCGGGCCGCCCGCCCGGCCGGAGGCGAACACGCCGTACAGAACGATGGAGAGGCCGAGGCCCGAGTGCGTCCGGGTCTCGGTCTGGCGCATCACCTCCTCAACGGTGATGTTGATCACCGAGTTCTGCGGCAGCAGGCGCCAGGCGCGCATGGCGGGCGAGTAGGCGCCGCCGGAGACGATGTGTTCCGGTTGCCGGAGGACGGGCGCGAGTCGGCGCGCCAGCCTTCCAGTGAGGAAAGCGGGGATCTTCATGGCCAGGCTCCCGATATGATGAGGGTGATGGAGGCCGCCAGGCTGAGGGCGATGAGCAGGAAGCCTGCTGCGAAGGCCATGCTGGCGGTGCGGCGGTTGTCCGTGGTCATCGCCACCACTCCCGCGAGGAGGGTCAGGGCGATCGTGACCATGGAGACGAAGGAGGAGGCTGCGCGCGCGTTCACGGTCACATGCCCAGCGCGCGGCGATACAGATCGCGAAGCGTTTCCAGCTCCTCGATCTCGGCAGCGTCTTTTTTCCGCTGCGCGACGATGATCTTGATGGTCTTCGGGCAGAAGCCGGCGGACTTGGCTTCGGCGTAGATGTCCTTGATGTCAGAACCGATTGCCGCGCGCTCTTCCAGAAGGCGCTCGATCCGCTCCACCAGGGAACGGAGGCGTTCTGCCGCGATGAGATTACCCTTGCGGGTGTTCTCCGGGTTGCGCCCGCCGAGGTAGTCGTCTTCTAAATCGGTCTGACTCATATTCCCTCACTCCATGGGGGATATGAGCCTTCATAGAGGAAGGATTTGAAGTCAGTCAAGCGCGATGGCGGATTTTCCTCCATAACTCATGACAATGGCGCCGAATCCTCCTTCAAACTCTTAACTGGCGGTTAACAGCCAGCTTCCGGCAACGGCGGCTTCGTTTCCTCCGTGGTGAGCGCTGCCTCGGGGCCAGTCTCCGGCGCCGCTGGTGACGCCGAGTCTGCGGCCTCGGCCTCGGGGGGCTTCGGATTGCCTCCGGCGGCTTCCTCTTCAAACAAGGTAATGTCCGAAGCGGATACGCCGACCACCTCATGGGTAGCCAGATTGACGCCCTGCTGCGCCGCGACGCGCAGCGCACGGCGGGTGACATCGTTCGTGAGGGAGAGGATGACGCCTTTGATGGCCGCCAGCGCCGGCGCCTGCGGCGAATGGTCGGGCTGGACCGGCGAGATGGCGAGCACGGCCTGTTGGCAGGCCTGCATGCCCATCAGGCGCTCGGTCATGTGGATGATCGCCGCATCGCTATGCGGGATGGTCTTCTTCACGCTGGGGTCTCCGGTGGGGGATGAGCCCCAGCCGTAAGCCCGCGCGCAGCGCGCCAGCAATGACGCTGCGTTTAGTCCATTCTCGGGACGCCGAGCGGTGCCTAGGCAGCTCGAATGGCGCGAATCCGCCAAAGCTGGCCGTCGCCAACAGGGCGCGCGTTCTCGCTGCCTTCCAGGACTGCCTGGCCGGCGCCGCCCGTGTTCGGGATCAGCACCCCGACGCTTTCGAGCTCGCCTTCTGCGATCAGCGCGACCAAATCACCCAGCTTCGCGCTGTCGGTCGGCTCGCAGATCAGCACGCTGCGCGGCTGAAGGAGCACGCCATGCTGGCGCGTCAGGGTGATGGCGACGGCCTTTTCCGTCACGCCTTCCAGGGTCTCCGCCAGCGGAAAGCGCTCGCTACCGCCAGCGCCTTCGCGCATGTGCTCCACCTGCGCGCCCATCATCTTCGAGCAGCGGCTGGCGGCGGCTGGCCGGTCGGCCGTTGGCCGCTCCGGCGCGGGCCGGCCGGCAATGGAATCTGGCAGCATCTTGGCGCCAGGCCCTGCAAGCAGTTCCTCTGGAATAGAGAGAAGCTGCGCCAGGTCGCGGCGCTCGTGTGGTGGCAGCACCCGGGGGGATCCACGCTGAACAAACTGGCCAAGGTAGCTCTCTGCGCGGCCGATGGACGCGGAAAGCTGCCTTAGCGATAGCCCAGCCTTCTGCGCGGCTTCGACAAGCGCTACGCGGTCTGGACTTGCGCCACGCTTCAGAGAAAGCGGCCTCATGCTGGATCCTCTTCGTGGGATTATTCCCGTCACGGGGGATTAAGTCGGGGAAATCCTGCTGTGCAGCAATACCCCTTCCAAGAAGGAAATCAACAAGAGTTTGTTGCGGCTCCTAAATATGGAGGATAATCCTTCGTTCATGAAGGATATGACTGAAGCCGTTGAGACGTTCTTGCGCGCCTATCCGGAAGTGCGGCCATACCAGTTTGGCAGGAAGGCGCTCGGGGATCCCAAATTCGTCGCGCAGGTTCGGTCGGGCCGCCTGGTCCGACCCGACACCTTCAAGAAGGTCAGCGACTGGATGGCCGCCTATGCCGCCAAGCGCCGGGATGATGAGAAGGCTCGCCGTGCCGACCGGCACCGCATGGAGAAGCTGGCGGGGCTGGCCGCGCCAACAGAAGAACTGAGCGCCGAGCAGCCGGTGCCCTAGGCGATGCCCGCACCAGCCTACTCGCTCTGGCTGGCGGGCATCGTCACCCCGACCCTGAACCAGACGCTCCGCCAGCATTGGCGACAGCGCGGGCAGAAGACGCGCGCCATGGCCTGGGCCATACGTGCGGCGGTTGGGCGTGCCGGATTGCCGGCCACCCCGCTCATGCGGGCCCGCGTGGAGATCGAGCGCCGGTCGGCAGGGCCTGGCGCCGATACCGATGGCCTGGTCGGCGGCTGCAAAGGGCTGATCGACTGCCTGCTGCCGATGGTGGAGAAGCGCCGGCCCTACGGGCTGGGCTTCGTCCATGACGACAGCCCGAAGCACATGGAGCTGGTGGTTCGGGCCTGCCGCGTTCCGCGCGCCGATGTCGGCACGCTGGTCATCATCACCCCTCTGGATTGGCCCACATCATGAAGGCGATGCCGTGGCTCCGGGTCTACACGGAGATGCCCGGGGATATGAAGCTGCGCCGCGTCGCGAAACTGGCTCGGGCGCCTATGGCCAGCGTGCTCTCGGTGTGGGTCTGCATGCTGTGCCACGCGGGCGGCCACGCCGGCGACAGCCGGGGCACCCTGGCCGGCTGGGATGACGGGACGATCGCCACCGGCCTGGATCTCGAAGACGAGCAAGTCACCGCGATCCACGACGCCATGCAGGGGCTGCTTCTGGCGGGCGAGGTGCTGATCGGCTGGGAGCGGCGGCAGGGCGAGCTTCAGCCAGCCGATGGCAAGCCGGCCAGCACCTCGGCCGAGCGCATGCGTCGAATGCGTGAGCGAAAGGCGGAAAATGCTCGCGGTGACGGCGTGACAAATGTGACGCCAGAAGTGACGCATGTGACGCCAGCGGTGACGGTGGTGACAACGCCCGGGGCTGCGGTGACGCCTGTTACGGATGTGACGCCCCTAGAAGAGAGAAGAGAAGAAGAGAAGAAGAAGGGTTGTTCTGATCCTGGGGAGGGGGTGCAGGGGGATGTGACGCAGCGCGCGGAGCGCACGCCCCCGCCCCAGCCGAACCTGCCCACGCTTTCGGCGCCGAAGCCGAAGGAGAAGCCGCCGCACTTCCTGCCGGCGGATTGGTCGCCGCGCCTCGATGACCTGACCCTGGCTGCAACCAAGGGCCTGGACGGGCAGGCGGAGGCAACCTCCTTCCGCGACTACTGGATGAGCGAGGGCGGCGCCCGCGCCAAGAAGCGGGATTGGGATGCGGCCTTCCGCGTCTGGCTCGGGCGTAGCTCGCGACCATCTGCCGGCGGCATGGGCGTTCAGCCACCCCGCGGCCCGCGCCCCCCTACGCCCTCGGCGCAGGAGCGCGCTGATTCGCGGCATGCCGAGGCGGTGGATGAGCTGGGCCGCTACCTGAGCGGCGACCCGCTGGACGCGGGCTATGGCGCCAGCGTGGTGATCGACGGATGAGCGGCGAAGACGAACCCCGCATGCTCGGCCAGATGCTGACCGGTGGCGGTCAGTCCCGCGAGATCTCCATTCCCTCACGCCCGGTCGATCTGCCGCCGCGGCTGGCCGGTGCCCTGCGGGATCTGTCCTACCCGGCGATGCCCCGGACGGTGGCGGTCGATGTCCGCGACGAGGCCTGGCGGCTGCTGCCGGCGGCGGAAGCGGCCTGCGCGCCTGCCACCGCGCGGCAGTGGGCCCTCTTCCTGGGCCCGCTGATCTTGCTGCGCGTTGCCCGCTACCCGGAGAAGGATGTGGGCAAGCAGATGGAGCTGCTGGCCAGGTTCCTGACCTCGGTGCCGGCCCGCGTGCTGACCGAGGCGCGGCAGGCAGAGGCAACCCGCCGCTTTCACTACTGGCCAAGCGTCAAGGAACTGGCCGAGTGGCTCGAACCGGCTGGCGCGGGCCTGCGCGACCGAGTGATGGCGCTGCGCCGCCTGGCCTCGGCGCCGGTGGCGGCCAAGCCCGAGAAGGCCGCCGCCGTCCAGGCGCGGGCGCTGTCCGATCTCGCATCCGAGCTGCGCGTGAACGCCATGCAGCGCGACGCGGTGCTGCGCGACGCCCGAAAGGTGCGCGCCGCTCCCGTGGCGGTGGAGGCGCGCAACGCCGGCTACGAGGCCGCCGCCCGAAAGGCTGAGGCCGAGGGCGATCCTGCCCGGGCCGCACGACTTCGCCTGGGGATCCGCCCCACGGCCATGAACCCGAACATCGAAGGGAAAGCGCAATGAGCGAGCAGACTGCCCCTGGCCCGGATCGAGAGCTGCGGAAAATGATCCCGCATGAAGGGCCCGGCACCACGGTCGAAACCCTAAGCAGCCTCAATCTACTTGGCCTGCTGGGCTTCCTTGAAGACGCGCGCAGATGCCGTATCTTCGCGACGCCCGGCAACCCTGGGCTTGAGCTGACCCCAAGCGGCCAGGCACTGCTGGTGGAGGCGGTCACGCGGCTGATCGGCCAGGCTGCGACAAGCCCGCGCGCCGCCTACGCAGAACGAATGCTCCGCGGGCCTGATTGCACGCTCACGGTCGAGAAGGTAGCGGACAATCTCGTCGGCCTTCGCTCAGGACGGGACGGTCACGAGGCCGTGGAGTTGCTGAGCTGCGCGGAGGCCAAGAAGCTTGGCCAGATGCTGCTGAATGTCGGCCAGCGCTCGGTGGCTGAAGCGGCCGCCTCTCCCACGGAACCGGACGGTATGCTGGCCTACGCGCTGGCCATCCAGAACCCTAGCCGCGAGGATCCGAACTGGCCGCTTCCCAGCTTTGATGCCCAGGATTGGGCGACGGCCTTCTGCGAGAAGAACCCCGGCGTTGATGAGGGCGTTGCTCTGGCGTGGTTCTCGAACGCCCTGATGCGCGGGTTTGACGAGCACGCATACCGCCAGAGCGGCGGTGGCAGCAAATGCGCGCCGGTCCGCGCCGCGGCCGCACCCGGGGAGCTGTCGCGGCAGGCCGCGCGGAGGGATGCTGCGAAGCTCGACGCTTCGCTGCAGGCCCGTCGCGACAACGCCATGGAGGCCTACTGCAGCGCCAGCAGCCGCGAAGAGAAAGAACGCTGCTGGGGCCAGGCGCAGGCCTACCGCGACGCGCTGACGCTGCTGCGCGACCTTCAGGCGAAGCTTACGAAGGCCGACACGGTGGCGGCTGAGGTGGCGGCATGAGCGCGCCCCTGGCACGCGGTGGCATGAGCAGGCTGCCGCCAAACCGCCCCACGGATGGCCAGATCCTGGCCGCGCTGGGGTCCACCGGCGCCCGCGCCTGGCGTATCGCCAACCGCTTCGGAGAAGAAATCACGCCCCGCTACATCCGCGTCAGGCTTAACGCCATGGAGAAGCGAGGGCTGGTGACGCGCGGGGTATCCAAGGTCGTGCCTACTGACATCCACTGGATGCGTGCGGTGGCGGACACGCCGAAGGAAGGTGCCGCATGAGGAGGCTCAGCACCCTTTCAGCGCTGGGCATGACCACGCTGCTGATGAGCACGCCGGCGGTCATCACGGAGCCCGCTGCCCGTGTCGAAGTGAGGCCCGCGCCGCCGGAGGCGCCGCGCGCGCCAATGCCCGCATTGCCTCCCAACCCCAACAGCCCGCGCGCCAGCGTGCCGGGCAGCGTGCGCCGGCGCCTGGCGCGCCAGGGAGGTGGCAATGTGTAAGTGCACCCCAGAGGTCCGCACCCCGTTTTGCAGCAAGCCGGGCTGCGGCTGGCCCGCCCAAACCTCTGCGGCGCCCGCCGCGGAGATCTGGGACGGCAGGCCTGAGCGGCCAGAGCTGTCGCGCAAGCACTACGTCGCGCTGCGGAATCCGCGTCTGACGCGGGAAGGCGGACACCTCATCGCCTGGGAGGCTGGCGAAGGTGGATACTGGTGGCATTACGCGCTGGGCGAGCGATGGAGTCCGGCGGAGGTGGCCGCGAAATGGCGCTACATCGGCCCGTGGCGGGATCCCGAGCTGGTCGAGACCGCCATCACCAAGCTGCAGGCCATCATGGATTGGGCGGACACGGTGGAGGCGCGGCCGCAGCTTTTCGCGAGCGGCGGGCCGGCGGGCAACCTGCGTGGCCCGGTCTTCGATGACGCGCGGGCGGTGCTGGCGGCTATGGATGGAGGGCTGCTTGCGCCGGCGCTGGTCGAACTATCCGGAAATTCCGGGGGGGTGGCTTGCGGGTTCGATCCGAGGCCCATGGCTATGGCAGCGACCGATCATGATGTCCGAATGCTCCGGCTGGCGCTGAAGCGAGACAAGGATCTCGGGCGTTCTCAGGCGCGCATCCCCTTCGACATGCTTGCTGCCCTGTTCGCCCGCATCGAGGAGGATGCAGTCGCTCTTCAAGGGCTGGGGAAGGCCGTGGCACGAGAAGCATCGGAGGCCTTCAAAGGCAACGTTGCCGCGGTCAGCCTGGCCGGGCTCAACACCATGGACGTGCAGCCCCTGCTGATGGCGGTGCAATCTTGGGACATCAGCACCGGCCGGGCGCGCGAGCTTCTGCGATGCTGGATCCTGGGCACCTTCTCACCGGAGATGCTGCCGCCCATGAAAGACCTGGGGCTGGCGGAAACTGACGATCCTGGTGACGTGCTGCTCGGGATGCGCGCCGCCCGCGAAGCTGATGCTCGGGCGTTGGAGGTGCGCGCGGCCGAGGTGGAAGCCGATCTTGCCGCACGAAGCCAGACCGCCGGCAAGGATGAGCGGAACGGCCTGAGTGACCTGGCTCGCGAGCTGCGCGCCCAGGCCGCGGCCATCCGCGCCCGCGGCCACCATTCTCCCGGCGCCGGGCAAATGGTCGCGGCGCCTATCCAGGTCTGGCCCTTCCATGAAGCGCCAGAGGCCCTGCGCGAGCTCTCCACCAATGGCGGCGATGAGGACTGGCTGGTGCTGATCGCGGCGGGCACTCGCTGGGTGGAGGAGACGCCCATGTGGTTGGAAGAGGGGCGCGGGGGCTTCGGGGTGTGCTGTGTCCTTCGGTTCTCGCAGCCTGACGGCTCTGTCGTCCTGATCGGCTGCCACTCATGATCCGCCGCCTCGAAACTCGCCTGTGCAACTGGCTGACGCGGCGCCGCGACGAGCGGACCGAGGAGCGCGTGGGGGGGTCTCAGAAGTGCCCCTGGTGCCGGCAGTGGACCCATATGTCGCCCGGCTGGGGACTGACGGAATGGGCCGAAGATCCAAGCCTGGATGTCCTGACCTGCGGCGTCTGCGGCGGAACCAGCGCCTGGCTGTTCGGCCCGGTCATGATCGCGATGGGGCCCCTTGTCCCTCCTGCGCCGGAGCCGGACTTCCCCGATGAGCTGCGGCGCAAGCCGCCAATCATGGCACCCGAGCTGAGCGACGATCTGCGACGTGCGGTATGGCGGGCCCAATACGAGCACAAGCGGGCGGAGAAGTACCCCAACGTTACCGACGAAGAGATCGCGGCACTGGTGGAGGCGAGGATTGCTGACGCTGGCCAGGCCGCCATGGACCGCGCGGCGTATGCGGCTCAGCTCGCGTTCGTGCAGCGGGCGTCTCTGCCGGGAGGCGAGCATGGGTGATCCGGTCCTTGAGGCGGGCAGGCGTCCCGTCCTACGCGCGCTCCTTCGCTGCTACGAATGTGCCGAGGACGGGCAGGATACCGATGTCGGCCGAGACATGCTCGGGAAGCTGGTGGCCGCCGGCTGGCTCACGAAGGACGGCAGGAATCGGTGGCAATTCACAATCGCCGGGCAAGCCATCGTTACAGCCATCGACGCCATCCCCGGCATGCGGGATGTGGTCGAAGAACGCGCGGTCGTGTTGCCGATCGGGTCGAAAACTCCCGTGGCGGATATGCTCGAAGCCTGCGCGCGTGAGGGCCGTGTCGTCCCGCCTGGCACCTATCATCCCGAGCGAGACCTGAACCTGCATGGGGCCACCCTCATAGGCTCCGGTCCTGGCAGGAGCGTAATTCGCTTCTTTCCGCCCTTCGAGGACTGGGGTGGGAACCTTGGCTAAGGCGTCGCGGCATAGAGAGGCGTCGGGCCACCTCGTCCGCCACCGCGTGGTCATTAAGCCGCTGTGCCTCCTGATAGGCGTGGGCGCCCTGCTGGCTGTGCCTTGGCACCCCGAGCTCGCGCCGATGTTGTGGCTCGGGGGCGGTCTGGCGCTGCTCGACTTCATCATCGGGCTGGTCTGGGGCAGATAGCCCCAGCGCCGCCTTCCAATGGACTTTCGTAAACATGACATTCGGCATGAAGACTTTCGGATTGGCACCTGTGAGGGTTCTGCCCCGGTGATCGAGCAAACCCTTGCCGAACTCAGGGCTGCCGGGTGGCGCCTGAACAACCTGTATGAGCATGACAATGGCCAATGGGTGGCGAACGCCCGCCGCCCGGCTGCTGACGGCGGCACGGACATCGACTTCGCGCGCGGCGACTGTGCGGTCGAAGCGTTGCGGACGCTGACCGCTAAGCTGGGCATGGCGCAGCACGCGCCCGCCTTCCACGTGCCGGCGGTCGCCGCGGTCTCGCCGCATCCTCAGCGACCAGCGTCACCTGCACCACCTGCACCACCTGCACCCGGAGCCATCGCGCAGGGCGAGCTGTTCTAGGGACCATGGGAATGCGAGCACATGCCGCCCTCGCTCTGATGGGCCTCGCCCTCGTCGCTTGGTCCACCGCCGCGGCCTTCGGGCCGAGCGGTGAGATGATCGCCTTCATCTCCACGCTGGTCTGCTGCCTGCTGGCGGTGCTGGTCCTCCCGATCAACGGTCCGGCCGCAGATCCGGCGTGCCCGGCCCGCGCCCGGCCGATTTCTCAATTTCGCCGGCCAGATCCCCGGCTTGCCCGGAAATTCCCGCCCCGCCGTGCGGTCGCGACCGGGAACCGCCCGGACACGGCCGGGCACAGGCCGGTCTAGGCGAAGCGGGCAGGAAGAGCGCAGCATGCTGGCCTCCATGCAGGCAGATTGTCCAGAAATCGGGAAAGTGGCGGAAATCGGCGGACGGCCCGCCGTGGCGCGGCCATGAGCGCATCCGCTAACGACCAGCCGCCCGCCGGCGCCAGCACCACCGATTCCACCCACGCGGAGGAGATGGCCGCCTTCGACGCGCTCCCGGGCCGAGTGCGCTGGAAGCTCGACAATGCGCTTCGCCCTTGGTCGGCGGTGAATCTGCTAGCGCGCTGGCAGCGGTGCGCGTCGGTTTATGGCCGGCAGCGGGCAACGGAGCGCGCGGTAGCGGAGATCGAAAGGGCGGATCTCCAGGAGATCGAAGCGCGGCGCCGCCACGGGCGCGACTGAAAAGAGCCCCCTGGAGGGACCACGCTTGTTCACCATTCGTTTCTATATGGTGCACTACCGCATCCACAAGCATGGGGGTGGTGAGCCCTCATACCAATCGGCTAACGTGACCTGCGTGTGCTTGTTGTGCAGTCGAATCCCCGGCGTAGCGTGAACAAGCTCCGCAGCAACGAAAGGAGCAACTGCCTTGTTAGGGCAGATCTGGATCAAGCTGGCCGAGAGGGCCCTTGAAGCGTTAACGGCGCTTCTCTGGTTCCTCTCGGCTCTGCTCTCTTAACCCAGGCCTAACCCGAGGCTCAGTTTCCAGGCCGTGTCTCAGGGTAGTCCCAAAGCTGGCGGCGGCGACGCTGCCGCCGGCACCAACTGCTGCGAAAGATCGTGCGGAACGTCGATTTCGTCAATTGAAACTGGAAATGGGCCTATTCCGGTCCTATCGCGTGTCGGCCCTTCCGCGTGTGCGAAGTGGACAGTTCATGAGCTCTGCTTGGTCCGCCGCGCCCCACCGGGAAGCGATCAGCGTCTTCGGCCAACAGTCCCTCTTCAATGCTCAGGCTGCGCATGAAGAAGTAGGCCTGCTTCCGGCCGTCATCGCTCATCTCATCCCAGAGTCGGATGAACTCGGCGCGGTCGGCGGGCCCGGGCTTACGCCCCGGGATGCGCTTCTTCACCGTGCCGTCTTCGGGCTTGGCGGTTGGTATCGTGCGGGGCTTGGTGACCATCTGAGCTCCATCCCTTCGGCGGCGGAGCCAAGACTATACCCGATGGTGCGTCAGAACAGGCGCATGGCCTGCGCGGCCGCGGCGCGTATCGGCGCCAGCAGGGGCAGCAGGTGCGGGGCCAGATAGGTGAGCATGGCGGTGCCGATCGCCAACAGCACGGTCAGAATGCGGCGCAGCAGCTTATCCTGGGCGGTCAGCCGCTCGTCTATCTTGTCGTCCCAGTCCTTGAACTGCTTCTGCATCAGCCGCCAGCGATAGCCCGCCATCTCGACATGGATGGCCAGGTCGCTCTTTTCCTGTTCGAGCACGGCACGCTCATGGTCGGTCATGGGTGATTCGCTGCTCGGCAGGTCTGGATCGATGGCACGCGCGTCATGCACCAGCTTTAGGGTCACGACGCCCCGGGCGGGATGCCGCAGCGCCGCGGCCATCACAGCTTCACCATGACGTTGAGGGCGATCGAGGGCTGGACGTTGGGGTGTGCCTCGTTCCCGCCGGCGGCGGCGATGGTGTGCCTGTGCGCTGGGGCCGCGCTGACCGTCGCCGTGTGGGCGTGCACCCCGCCGACAGAGACGGTGATGGAGTGGGTGTGCGCGCCGGCGTTGCCCAGGGTGATCTGATGGGCGTGCTTCCCGGCGGTGCTGGTGCGCGACCACTGATAGACATCGTAGTAGATGCCGCTGACCGGGCTATAGTTCCAGTTGCGCGGCCCAATCAGGATGCCACCGCCGTGCATGTCATACATGCCCTCATGGCCATCGGTGTGCCAATGGTCGCCGTCCTGGCTGCAGGCTGCCGAGTGCACATGGGTGCCGGCGCTGCCGGTGGAAGCGTCGTGCGCATGCCCGCCGCCTTCCGAAACGGTGACGGTGTGGTCATGGGCGCCGGCGGCTCCTGTCTCGGCCCCGTGGTCGTGCTGCGGCATCTGGGCGTAGGTCAGCACATGGGTTTCGGTGCCGAAGGTGCTGCCCAGAGCGCGCGCGGTCAGGCCGGTGCCCTGCCCTGCCCCCACCACCGCGCGGCCGCGCATGTCGGGGAGGGTGATGCGCTTGCCGGCGGTGAAGTCGGCTGCCGCGCTGGCGCCGCGCCCGCCCACCACCGGGGCCTGGGCATCGGCCAGGTTGTTCCAGAGCAGAGTGAAGAGGTCGGCCGTATCCGCGTTGGCTCGGGCCGTGCCGCTGGAAGCGGCGTTGCCGATGGTGCCGCCGGTCAGCATCAGCCAGCCGGGATCCGCCGCGGCCTTCAGGGTTAGCTTGGTGTCGCCGGTGGTGTAGACCGCCTGCCCGGCCAGCAGGGCACGCACCCATTCGGTGGTGACGAGCTCGGTGTTGTTGGCCGAGGGGCTGGGGGTAACGGCGGTGCTGGTGCCGCGCAGCGCCACGCCTTCCAGCTCGGTCGGGCTGCCCGCCACGCTGCTGCCATCGGTCCAGATGAGGCGGCTGCGGCCGCTGGTGACGGCCACGCCCCCGCTCTGGCCGGCGGTTCGCACGGTGACGGTCTGGGTGCTGCCGTTCAGCAGGATCCAGTCGGCGGCTTCGCCCGGCAGGATGAGCGTGGTGGCGGCGCCAGGCGAGCCCGTCAGGGAGATGATGGGCCCGGTCAGTGCGGTATCAGCCGGGGTGATCGTGCCGCCGGCGGACACGTCGATCTCGGCGCGCCCCCTGCCCCACTGCCGCGCGAAGGCGGTGGTGGCGAGCTGGGTGGTGGCGGTGCCGGCCGGCGCCGTAGGCGCGGTAGGGGTGCCGGTCAGAGAGAGATTCCGGGCCTCGGTGGTGGTCGGCAGCATGTCGGTGCCGTCGCACCAAACCTGCTGGGATTTTCCCTGAGCCAGCAGCACACCGCCACCGCCTGCCGCGCGGAAGGTGACGGTGAAGCCGCCCGTGGTGCGGTTGGTGACGGTCCAGCGCCCATTGGCAGCCGGCACGCTTACGGTTGCGTCGCCCGTGAGGTTGCCTGTCAGGATGATGGCGCTCTTGCCGGCCTCGATCGCCGTCAGCGCGGTGTTGCCTGCGGCGATATTCTTCGTGGTCTGCCCGCGGATCAGACCCTGCACCCATTCGGTGGTGGCCAGGCGGCGCGTGCTGTCGCCGTCCGCCGGCGTGACCGCCATGGCCGAGCCGGTGAAGTCCGGGCTGTTCAGCGGAGCCTTGGTCGGCAGCGCCTCTTCCAGCGTATCCACATGAGCCTTGAGGTAGGCGGTGCGGTTGGCCAGGTTCAGGAGCGGCGTGTTCGACGGGCCTTCCGGGCCGCCCAGCACCGGGGTGGTGGTTTCAAGCTGGAAGACGCCGGGCGCCCAGACGGCAGTTTCGGTCAGGTTGCTCATCGGGCGGCCTCCAACGCGGCCAGGCGCGCGGTCAAGGTGGCGATCTGCTGTTCGAGCTGCTGGATCCCCAGCACGGTGTAGGGGGCGAGCTCATCCGGCTTCAGCATGAGCGGCAGGGGCTTCCCATCCGCCCCCAGCGCCTCGATCACGGCTTCAGGCACGGAGCGGCGCAGGTTCTGGGCGATGAAGCCGGCCCGCTTGTGGATGCGATCCCCGGACAGGCGCTGCATGGCGATGCCGCGCTCATTGAAGCTGAAGGTGGAGATCTCGATGCCGCGCAAAACCGCCAGCGCATCGACCTCGGCGGGGCGAATGTTGTCCTTCAACTCCTCGTCCGAATAGGCCGAGGGATAGAAGATCATGTTGGTGTCGTCCTGCTGGTGCACCAGCATGGAATACGTGCCACCCCAATCGCGACCGTCGATGTAGTTGAGGTTCGGCGAGTGGATCATCCACGTTTCGGAAGCCTCGTTAAGCCGCAGCTTCCAGTGCCCGGCATCATAGCGCCAGCAGATGGTGTCGTTGCTGCCCCAGGCCTTCAGCACGCCGGCGTCATTCGCGCCTGCCCCGCCCTTCAGCAGGGAGGCACGCACATTGCCGGCGGAGATGACATCACCGGGGACGATGAAGCTGCCATCGTTCTTGAAGTCCCAATTGTTTGAGCCCGCGAAGACGCGATACCCGAACCAGTTGCCCGGGACATGCACGGCCTGCGCACCAATGTCATTGCCGGTCGCAGCCTGGCCTGAATGGAAATCGTGGAAGTAGTTGCCCCCAGCTTCCCGTGCCGAAGAGTGGTAGATGCCCCAATCCGTGTGCTGAGACTGAATACGGCCGTTCATCCGCAGCCAGTTGGCGAGGGTAACGGTGCCGGTGCTCTCCGCGATGGAGATCGCTGTCAGCACCACGTTGGAGGCATTCTGCCGGAAGATGCGCAGGGCATTCGCATCGTCCACGTCGATATTCCAGGTGGAGGCCGACTGCCCCAGCACGGCCGTGTTGCCGGCGTAGCCCAGCACGAGCTGGCCACCCTCCGACCCGTTGCCACGCAGCACCAGGTTTCCTTGGGCAATCAGATCGTCCGAGAAGAAGAACCGGCCCCAGCTATGGATCTCACGGCCCTGACCGCTGACGGTCTGCGTGCCGACGATGTTCAGGCCGGAATCGAAGAGGCCGGCGGCGATCGTGCCATCATCGGCATCGAGCTGGTTGGCGTGCCCGAAGCGCAGGCGGGCGCCGGACGCAAATTGATGGCCGCCGGTGTAGCTGTCCCCGCCCTTCAGCGCCCGCAGTGCATCGGCGGTGTCCACATAGCCCTTGTTGGTGCCATGCACGGCGTTCGTCGGCGCGGTGGGCATGTCGAGCGTTGAGGTGAAGAACACCTTGCCGTTCGTCGGGTCGATGCGGAACGGGGCGTCCTGATAGACGCCGGCGGTGTAACGCTCGATCTGGAACCAACCATCGGTATTCGGCATGCGCAGCGCCCAGCTATCGGTGCCATCGCGGCGCCCGATCAGGCCGGCCCTGGTGCTGCTTCCCCTGGAGTTGATGTAGATGGTGCCGTTGGAATTGGCGGTTCGCGGATCAATGCTCAGGTAGGCGTCGCCGCTGAGGGGTTCCACCGCGACATTACCGCCGTGGACCGTCAGGAAGTCACTGCGCCGGACGAACAGGGCCTCGCCGATCCAATCCCCAGCGTTGGAGAAGCCCCCCAGGCGGGCGTTCGAGCCGCCAGCATAGCCGCTCTCGGGGTCTTCGTCGCCGAGATCCCAGAGCCAGCGCGGCGAGGTGCCATTGCGGGCGGTGATGCGCGATGCCCGCCCAGAGCCGGAGCCGCCCTTATCCAGGAAGAGTTGGGCAGCGGCGCCGGTGGGGGCGAGCACACTGAAATTCGCCACACGCACATTCACGCTCTCGGGCGTGATCTCAACCGTGTCGTACTGCGTGCCGTCCGAGAATGTGCTGAGGAGGAGCCGCCCGCCGGTGCCGCTGCCGATGCGCTGCCCTCGGATCAGGCCGCGCATGACCTGGCCGGAGCCGTCGCCCGTGTAGAACCCGATTGCGATGTTGTCCCACGGCAGGTTGTCCGGGTTCCGGAGCGCCAGTGCCTGGGCATTGCCGGCCAGATCGAAGGTGATCGGCCCCGTCATGGTGCCGCCGGCGAGATCCAGCTTGTTGGCATCGCGCGGGTGCACATGGTCGGCGCGGGCGTAGCGGAGCGACGTGCCTGCAGCCGCCGTGCCGGGTGCGGCCGGCGTTACGGCGCTCGCCTGCCCCAGCACAAAGGCGGTGGTGGCGAGCTGGCTGGTGTTGGTGTCCTGGGCAGGCGTGGGCGCGATCGGGATCCCGGTGAACTGCGGACTGGCAATGGCCGCGCGCAGCTCCACCTGGGCCTTCAGCCATGCGGTGCGATTGGCCAGGGTCTGAGCCTGGCTGTTCATCACGCCACCGGGACCGGCGAGCGCTTCCGTGTTGGTTTCGAGCTGGAACACGCCAGCGGCCCAGGTAGAGGTCTCGGTCAGGTATGCCATCGCCCGGCGTTCCTCAGTTGTAGGTGATGGTCCAGGTGCCGCTGAAGCTGAGATCCGAGGCCTTGACCAAGGCGCCCGTGCGCACCCGCCGCGCGAACAGCGTGTCGTTGTTGCAGATCAGCCCGAACTCGATGATCGAGAGGCCATTGCCCTCGCCGGTGCCCAGCGTGAAGGCGAACTGCACGCTGTTCCACGCGGGATAGGTCACGCCCGACAGGGCCTTCTTGAAGGCGTTGGTCAGGCCGGAATTGCTGGCGTCAGCCGCGCCACTGCCTTCGCCGAAGCCGATTTGCGTGATCGAGCGGCCGACGACATCCCCGCCGATCAGCCGGGCCTGCTGCGTCCGCGCGCCGTTGACGATGATGTTGGGATGGTCATCCACCTCCACCAGCACGCCGCGGCGCCGCACTTCGAGGCGGAAATGGCCACGCGGGCCAGGAACGGGTTCGGAGAGGGCAAGGCTCGTCATGCCGGCAGGGTGCCGTCACGACATCCGCAAGGTGGCCGCCGTTCAGAGGCCTTCGTTCATGGTCAGGCCCGAGGAGAGCGGGCGGGTGCCGTTCAGCGTCCAGCTACCGTCAAGCGTGTGCGTGAAGGCGATCGCCAGGTCGCCAGCATCATCCGGCGCCAGGCTGTCATCGGCCAGGTTGGTTTCGAGGTTCGCGCCCATCGCGGAATCCGTCGCCTCGCTCGCCTCCGCCATGGGCAAACCGATGGTCATGCCGAGATCCGCGATACCACCAGGCTCGGCGGCGGGCCCTGCGGCAGCGTCCGCCATGCTACCGCCGGTGATGGCAACGCTGCGCAGGCTCGTGCCGGCCGCGCGCAGGCGCTTCGCCTGGGCGCTGATGGTGGCGATGAACTCGGTCAGACCGGTGCCGCCTTCCAGCGCGAAACCCGTCTCCACATCGAAGACGCCATGCAGGGCTTTCGCGTCGGCGTCGTGCTGGTAGGCGCCATCGTGGGTGATCGCGCCATCGTATAGCGGCACGGTCGGGCCATAGAGGGTGACATCGCGCACCGAGGTGGCCTGGCCGGTCGCACGCTCGATCACGGCGGCCATGGCTAGGTTGTTCGACTTCGGCTGGATGAGCTCGGCAATGATGCGCGCCCGGTAGTCCTCCACCGCCTCGCTGGGCAGGCGAGGGATGCCATATTGGTCGCCCAGCTCGACAAGCCAGATCTCGTCGGCCGAAGTCACCGAAAGCTGAACGCCGACGCTGGCGGCAACTTCTGCGACGGCCGCCAGCTCGACGGCGTTGGCGTCTAGGTGCGCGAAGATCGGGTTGTCATAGGCCAGCAGCGTGCCGCCCGGCCGATCGGCGGGGGTAACGGTCTCCTCGATGAGGCAGATGGCGCCGCGGTCGCGATGCTCCGGATGCAGGTCTTCGACGTTCCAGCCCAGGTCGGTGATGGCGGCGGCCAGGGTGCGCAGGGTATGGGCGCGGAGGTCCAGCACGCTGGCCACCGGCAGCGGGTCACTCAGCGGCTGAAGCGTGATCGAGGCCTCGGCGACGGTCCAGCTCCCGCCGTCCGGATGGCGGATGCGCATCGCCGCGATGGCGTCGGGGTCGCTGCTGGCCGCGCTGTAGAGGTTGGAGAGGAGCTTGCGGAGGAAGCGCATGGTCAGGTCACGGTGATGGCGCCAGGCGCCAGCTTCTCGTGGTTGGCAGGGACGATGTTCGCCGCCGGCTCCGAAAGGACGATATCGGTCACGCCCGCCACCGCCTTCGCCCGGGCAATGACTTCGCTGCGGTAGAAGGTCGCACCGACCGGCAGGGTGGAGAGGTAGGAGAAGATCACGCCGCTGACCGTCGCCTTGATGGCCGTGGCGTCATAGCCGGTGGCCACGACCAAGGCGGCATCGACATCCACCAGGGTGCGAGTGGCCTTCTTTACCGTGATGGGCACCCCGGCGGCCTTCCAGCCCGTCACCTTCTCGCCGGTGCTGGGGTCAATGTAGCCGTCGATGATTTGCTGGCAGCGAACCATGAGGGCGGATGAGGGATCACCCACCCGGTTCTCAATGTAGAGCCAGGCCTGCCCGGGGGCATAGGTGATGGGGTCCACCTCCCACGGATTGACGACGCGGGCGCTGGTGACGCGCTCGATGACCGTGCCGCTGGCGTCCTTCACATTGGCCAGGGTGGCGGCATATTCCACGGCGCGATCGGTGCTGCGTTCCAGGCTGGCGATATACTGCTGGAAGCGGGCCTTGCGCTGGTCAGGGGTCTCGCCATCGTCACCGCCGGACAGGCCCCCAGGCGCAGCGGCTGACACGAAGGCGAGCGGCTGGGGGGTCAGGGTGAAGGTGGTGCCGCCCACCACATTGCCGGCGCTGCCCGTGCTGGTGGCGCTGACCGCCACATCCACGAAGCTGGCGGTGGCGGCAATGATGGTGTCGGCCGTGCTGACATACTGCACGGTGCCGCTGCCCACCGGGGAGAACACGCTGCCCGCCGGGATGAGGGTGTCGGTGGAAATCGGGGTGATGCTGACGCGGATGAGGCCGCCGGCGCCGGAAGCTGCCAGCGGCTCGAAGCGGAAGGTGCGATAGGTTGCGACCGGGATGGCCTCGCGGATCCCCACGAACATCATCTGGTAGAGCTGGTCGATCTCCTGAGCGACGGCTTCCAACATGCTGCGCACGATGCTGCCGATCTCGAAATCGGTCACGCGGCGCTGCGCGGCCCGCATCCAATTGAGCATGGAAGCCGTGATGGAGGCGAAATCTTTGATCTGGAATGCCATGGTCAGGCCTCCGCGCTGATGGTGGTGACGGCGGCGGAGCCGATGGGGGTCACGCTGGCCTCGATCGGGGCGCGGTGGCCGGCGGCGCTGACCACGACACGACCGACCTCCTGCACGCGGGGATCCTGCAGAAGGGCCCGGCGCACCGCGCGGCCGGCCAGCGCGGCGCCGGTTGGGCCGTTCACTGAGCCGATGATGGAGCGCACCGCGCACCCGTAGCTGGGATGGAAGGGCAGCTCGCCGAGCTCGATGCTCAGGCGGCGAGCGAGCGAGGCCTTGAAGTTTTCCATCCCGCTGACCGTGCCATAGTCGCCGTTCTCGACGGTCAGGCGGCCGGCCACCAGCGCCAGATCGGTCAGGAACACCTCTTCCGGGTCGGTCTGCGCGTCGGCTGTGGCGCTGGCAGCGAACACCCGGATGGAGGCGCCGTAGGCCAGCACCCGCCCGCCGCTCGCCGTCACCTCGGCCGGATCGCCCGACAGGTATGGCGGCACCAGGTCGTTCAGGCTGGCCAGGTCCGCCCAGCGCGAGGCGCTGCCCAGGTGGCGCAGAGCAAGCGCCTGCAGGGTGTCGCCGTGGCGGATGGCCACGAAGCGCCAACCGGCGGCATAGCGGGTGGTGGAATAGCTCCCGCTCATGCTGCCTCGCTGGCGATGCTCGCCCCGTCCTGCACATCGGTAAGGGCGTCTTCGAGCTGGTTGTCGTTCAGCGGGTGCAGCACCGGATCCGAACTGGCGAGGGTGATGATGCCGGCGCGAGCGGCAGGGCTCAGCGAGATCCCGAGCGTCGAAGCCTCTGGGTTGGAGAGGCTTTCCCAGGCGCTGCTGGTGGTGAAGATGCTGGCCGGCCGGCCACCGCTGATGGAGGAACAGCCGGAGGCCCCGTAGAACCCGGCATAATCCCCATAGGCCAGGCGCGTGGAGCGGGCGCGAAGCAGCCAGCACAGCAGGTTGCTGAAGGCGCTGGCGGTGGCCATGACATCGTTCCTGATGGCCATGGGGAGGCTGACCACGGCGCCGATGGTGTGGAAGAGGTTCACCCCTGCCTGCGCCAGCATGGTCGGCACCGCCAGAACGGACGCCACCAGGTTGCGCACGCTGCGCACCACGCCCACCACCGCGGTGAACACCCGGTTCGCGAGGTTCAAGAAGTTGCGCACGGGCGCGATGAGGTTGGTCTGCACCCATGCGCTGGCGCGTGTGATCGCGGATCGCACCGCGCTGATGGACTGCACCACGGAGCTGAAGAAGCCGCCCTCCTCGCCTGGCGTCTTCGTGGCGTCGCCGCCCTGCAGGAACTGGATCTGCCCGGCGTTCTGGTCCACCACGGTCAGGTTGAGCTGATACTGGATCAGCAGCGGCCGCGACTTCGAGCGGCGGAGCGTCAGCGTCATCGGCGCCACCTCCACCACGAAATCCGACAGGGCATCGGTGTAGATCAGCTTGACGGTGGAGGGGTCGCGGCCCTCCTGGACGGCCTGCTTGCGCAAGCTCGCCCAGCGGTTCCACACCTGGTCGCGAAGCGCCACCCACCGCTCTTCGCCGTTGCCGTCGCTGCCGCCGCGCCAGCCGGTGTGGCCTGCGATGTTGATGACGGGCAGCCCCTGACCGAAGCTATCCACGAAGGCGCCGCCGAGCGTGTGGTGCACGGTGGTGCGCATCTGGTCGGTGCGGGTCATATCCTCGGGCCGCAGGCCCAGGGTCACGCTGCTGACGATCGCGCCATTGTCTTCAAGGGTGAAGCCGATGGGGCGGTTCTTCTGCGAAGGCGGTGGGCCGGCATAGCCAAGCGCACCGGAGACCGCCCCGATGGCGCTGCTTACGCTATTGGCCGCATCTGAGAGGGATCCCGACATACCGCCAGGGTGGCGTCACGACGCGCCAGGGGGTTCACCCCAGCAGGGATCGGGCTCTGCCGCCGCCCGCGGCTGGCGGCTATGAAGGCTTCCAGGTCGCGGGCAGTCGCGTGGAAGGTGGCGAGCTCGACATCTGAGAGCCCCGTGGATTCCTGGTCCAGGCCTTCAAGCGCGCGGCGGAACCGTGCGGCGATGCCCTGGACGGTGGTGGCCGGGGTCTCCACGATCCGGCATTCCAGCTCTATCAGCTCGTCGGCACTCAGGTGCGGTGCCCCTTCGGCTTGCTCTTGGTCCATGGCAAGCAGCGCGAGAACCGGATCTGCAACGCAGTCGGCGGCGGTCAGGCTCATAAGGGAATGTCCCCTCGGGGGCGGGGTTCGGAGGCGGGAAAGCAATATCATTTTCTCGAACTCGGACTCGGCTGGGGGGATGAACATTTCTTCTTGGGGCGGCGCAACCAGTGGTTGTTTCCGGCTTCACCTCCCATTCATCTAGATGGCGGCATTTCCTCCATTCGGTCTAGCGTCACTCACGGTTTCGCCAGGAACATTACAACAGAATCATTTTATGGATTGCCAGACAATGCATTGCGCCACTACGGAGAACGGCGCTTCGCTAGGCTTGGCTCCACGTCTATCATTCGTTTGCGCTACGCCCCTTAAATGACATCCTCGTAATTACTCATTTCCTCCGCGCATTCAGGCGTTGGCATTCAATTCTGCGTTGCATCGCTGTCACCTTGGGCTTGCTGGCCCGCCGTGATTTCCAGCATTATGCGTCCACGCTCGGGAGTGATGATGATGATCCGCCTCGCCGCCGCATTGGCGGTCATCGGGATGGCAGCCGGCAGCCAGAATGCAGGCGCCCAGCCTGCCTCAACCGCCTCCGCACGCCCGGCAGCGCCGGCGAGCATCTGGTTTTCGGCGAGCGAGAACCTGGACCGCTGCGTGCGCAGCACCTCCCCTGCCGAGGCCCTGATGGCCCTGCGCCGGCGGGGCCGTGATGACGCCTGGATTGATGATCGGCCCGTGGCCAGCGACCGTGAGCGGGTCATGGTCGGGTGGGGCACGTCCGACTACATGGGCCTCATGATCTGGCGCAATCAGGGCGCATGCGAAGCCGAGCTCCGCGCCAGCCAACGCATCCCGGATCGCTACCGCTAGATCGGCGTGCCGGTATTGCCGGCGCCGCCCTGCACGCCGCTGTGGCGGTGTCCCTGCAGGCTGATACCGCCGGCCGTCACGTCGCCGGCGGCCTCGATCGAGCCACTGAACTTCGCCACCGGCACATCGAATGTAGCCTCCCCGATCGCCTTCACAGCCAGCTTTCCATCGGTGTCGATCGTAAAGCTGGCGCCAGATGGCATCGCCACATGCAAGCCGACCTGAGCGGCAGCCGCGGCCCCGCCGTGGCGCCACTGACCATCGACATCGCCCCCCACTGGGTTGGTCGGGGCGAGGTTCGGCCCGAACACCACCACCGCGCCGCTGGGATGGCCAATTGTCACCGTGCCATCTGGGGCAATCATGCTCCATGCGCCGCTGCTGTGCCGCGTCACCTGGCGGCCCGGCTCCGCGCTCAGCACGCCATTCACCTGCGGGAAGAGGAAGCCTACGCACACCCAATTGCCACCTGCCGTGGGTGCCAGCATCGCCACCGCATCATTGCTACCGCGGGCGGGGACGTTCCAACGCGCCTCGCCCGCGGGCGCGTCCACTGGTGGAAGGTTGCTGGTGCCGGTGTTGGTGCTGGCGCCTGGCGCCGCCACCTGCACCCCCACGCATCGCTGTCCGGTGCGGATGATGGCGCAGTCGATGCTGTGGTCTTCGGGATGGATCGCGACGACGCGCGCGAGCTCAATCATGGTCGGCCTTCAGTCGATCGAGGCGCTGGGCTGCGCCGAGGTGGAAGGTAGGGCGCCGCCTTCGGTCAGGGGGCTGGCGCCGCCGGCGGCCGTGCCAGGCTCGCCGGTCTGGCCCATGCTGCGCTCGCCGTCGCCGGCGTTGCCTGTGCCGCTGCGCGCCGGATCCTGCGAGGCGGCCGCCCCCGCGCCCATCTCGATCAGCCAGGGGCTGATATCGCCCGTCGCCTGGATCCTGCGCGCGAAGCCCTGCCCACGCTCAAGCGGCAAAGAGGTGAAGAAGCCCACGAATGGGATGTATTCGTGGGTGACGCTCGGGACGTAATACGGCGCGGCCAGCGCGCCCTCGCCGATCATGACGTGGCTGCCCGCCCGGGCATTCTCATTGCCCGCGATGCGGCACTCGCCGGATTCGAGCAGCATGTTGTCCTTGTTCGTCTCGCTGAGGATGCGGCGGCGATCGTCCAGCCATTCCATGGTCTGCATCTCGCGCTGACTGGTGACGGCGGCGCTCTGTCCGCTCGTCATGACCTCGCTGGCCCCCATCTGCGTGCTGACGATCATGGGTCGCATGCCGAAGATCGCCGGGCTGTTGTTCGGATAGTCGGTCATGTAGACCGTCTGCTGCTGCGCGCCGGTGGCGGCCATGTAGCGGGCCGGCAGGTCCGAAACCAGCTCGAAGCGCGGCCCCTCAACCCAGAAGTAGTTCGCCACGTTCTCATCGCCGCGGCTCAGCTCCAAGCTCATGATGTCCATAGCCGGGATGCTCAGCCTGGTGGGCAGCGCCGGCGTCTCCGGATCCGTAGCCACCGCTTCCGTTGCGGTCAGGGGCGTGTCCTGAACCGAAAGCTCCGGGATCGCGATGGCGCCTGCCGGCGTCGGGATGGTCTCGGTGCCCGGGGTCTCGGTCAGCGGGGGCGTGGCGGGGGTAGCCGCAGGCGGGGCAGCTTCTGGCTGCACGGCGGCGGGTTGCTGGATCGGCCGGCCGCTCAGGTCGATCGCCGGATTGGGCCGGTAGACCACCACCACCTGGTCTTCACGGTCCTCGATGAACAGCTCGTTGAAGCCGACCGTCACGTCCAGGAACTGCGCCAGGATGCTGTAGATGGAGCCTTCGCTGTTCTGCGGCCCTGTCAGGCTGGTGACGCCACGGTCGGCGACGGCCTCCACCGCCAGGCTGCGCGGCATCGGCCAATCCTCTGGCAGCATGGTCGCCAGATGCGGGTTGATCACCTTCTCCACCACCTCGCGCACCAGCTCGTCGCCCCGCTTGCCGGTGGCGATGGCCAGGCCGAAGCGCTCGAACAGCGGGAAGGAGGAGATGAAGGCCTCGCCCATCACGTTGTGCGGGTGCCAGGAGACGCGCAGCATCTCCCAGATCTTCCCGTAGTCGTGCCCGGTGACGCTGACGGTGCGCATCGGCGCGCCGGTGTTCTGGTTCACGCTCTGACCGCGCGAGGGCCGCGATACGAAGCCGCGCATGACGATTGGCGGCCGGCGGCCGGTCAGGTGGTTCCGGGCCAGGCGGATCTCGATGCCGTCATTCGGCTCGATCAGGCCGTAGAGCGTTTCGAGCGCGCGCCAATTCTGATCCCGCTGCGCGGCGCTCGGTGCATCCTGGTTCCCCGCCAGGGCGCCAAAGGGGATATCGGCAAATTGAAGCGTGAAGCCGCCAGCCCCGCCACGAACGGATTTCCGGGTGCTGATGCTGCCCAGATCCGAAAAGTAGCTGCTGATGTCGATGGTGCGACCGGTCTGCTGGAAGCGGGTGCTGGCGGGGATGTTGCTGGACACGACTTCCCGGCGGGTCAGCTTGTGCAGCTTCACCTGGAACTGCGGCTGGAAGATCCGGGCGGCGCTCATCCGAAGCTGCCCGCCGGGCGCGGCTGGCCCCACGCCGTCTGCACGCGCAGGGGGTTGGCCAGCTCGCGGCCTCGCGGATCCTGAAGCACAAAGACACCCTCGAAATTGCCGCTGACTCGCTGCGGTGGCGCAGCGGGGCGGCCGGCATCCTCAACCGCGTTCGGCGGCGCGCCAGGTGGCAATGGTGTGCCGGCCGCTGCCTCTGGCGGGATGGGCGGGGTCGGAAGACGGTTGAAGCGGCTCGCCACGCCGCCCAGGCTCGTGGCGAACCGCGGGTCAGTGGCATAGCCGCCGGCCTGCAGCCTCCGGCCATAAACGGTGGCGGAGGAGCTTCCGATGGCGTTAGAGGCGCGCCGCTGCACCCAACTGACATAGGCGCGCATGAAGTCCTCTCGGGTCTCGAAATCACGAAAGCGCTGAGTGATGCGGTTGCCGGCTCCATCCCGGTCAGCTCCTGGCGTAGCAGGCTGGCTGGCGAGCGCCGTCATGTTCCCGAGGTTGTTGCGCCCGGCAAAGGCTCGCCCGTTGTTGGTTTCCAGGCTCCAATGCGCCAGGACGGTTTCGGCCGGCACACCAAGCTGGGCTGCCGCTTGTGCCGCCAGGGGGCCAAACTCCTCCCGGAACTGCGCGTCGCTCCGTTCACGGCGCGAGATATCGCCCTCTCCACCGGCGCCTCCACCGGCCGCAATGGCTTCGGCATTCCGACGCGCCTGGCTGACGCGCTCCGCCCCGCGAGCTTCAGCGCGGCCGTCGCGGATCACGCCCTGCCGGCGCGCGTCGTGGTCGGTGATGATCTGGCCGCGCCGCTCCTGAAGAGCCTCATAGCGCTGCTGCGCCTCCGCCGCGCGGCGCTGAAGATCCTCATCACCCGGATTGTTGTTGGCCAGACCCACCGCGCGGGCATGCGCTTCCGACGCGGTGCGGATCTCGCCATCAACCGCCGCAAGCTGGTCGCGCTGGCTCTCATCCACCTCGGCCAGTGCGCCAGCCAGCACCCGGCGCCGAACCTCGCCGGCAGTCAGTGCACGGCCGTCCCGCCCTGCCAGCACCAGCAGAGCGTCGCGCGCGGTGTTCATGGGACCGACAAAAGCCGTCGCCATGTCACGAATGGCCTTCTCGACATCCTGGACCGTGCGGCGGGTCCGGCCACCCTCGGTCTCCTCCTGCTGCCGGCCGGCAGCGATCTCGGCAAGAACCCGCCTGAGCTGCTGCACCGCCTCGCTGTCGCCGGACAGCGCCGCGGTGCGGGCTTCGGACAGGCGGCGGCTCTCCGCCGGGGTCAGCGCATCCCGCCCGGTGCGTCCTGCGAACTCGTCGGCGATGCTGTTCAGCTCGGGCATGCCGCCGCGCCCGATGCGCGCGAGGGACTGGATCCCGGTGGCGGAGAGCGTGCGGATGCCATCAGCACCCAACAGGCCCTCGATGGAGTTGAGCTCCGCCGGCTGCAGCCGCGACAAGGCATCGGCCTGGCGCATGTTCAGGCCGAACATGTTGGCCGTTGCGTTCAGCCGCAGGACCGGGTTGCTGTAGCGGCTGCGCAGGCCTTCCGTGACCATCTGGAAGACGGTGGTGTCGCTTCCAGCCGCGCGCCCCGGGATGCTCACGCCGGAAGCCCGCAGGGAATCGCCCAAGGCGGTGCCGGCACCAAAGGTGTTCCGGCCGGTGGCGAACATGCCCCCTTCCTGCAACATCGTGGCCATGAGCGGATCCAGCCCGAGGCGCCGCCCCACGGTGGACCACATGAAGCTCTGCCCCGCCTCGCCGGCCGCGCCGCCGCGCTCGATCGCGCTGTTGGCGCGCGACAGCAGGTTGGCCGCACCAGAAACGTCCAGGCCCGGCTGGCGCATGGCCAGCAGCCCAGCCAGCGCGCCGGTGTAGCCCTCCACATTCGCCCGCGAGAGGCTAGAACGGGTCTGCTGCTCCGAGAACCCCGCGATCTCGGCCAGGAACTCCTCCGCCTTGGCGAACACACCGCCGTGGGCGATGCCCTCCGCGATCATGAGGCCCAGGCGGCGGCCCTCCTCGGCGTTGCTGGTGATCCCCATGCCCCGCATGGAGGCGAAGGCAGCCACACCGGAAGAGGGATCGAAACCGAAGGAGCGCGCGAAGCCGCCGGCCTGCGTCACGTCATCGGCGATGCCGAGGCTGTTGCTGTTGCCGCGCCGGGCGAAGAGGCCGGCAAGCGCCTGCGTCTCCTCATAGGTGGTGGCCGTCTCGAAGCTGCTGGCGCGCAGGCGGTCGCGCAGGCGGTTGAAGCCGATGCCGCTGCCGGTACCGCCGAGCTGGTTCCGCAGCGTGTCGTAGACGATGCTCTCCTGCTGAGCCGCCCCGATCTCCTGGCGCACGGCGCCGATCAGGGAGGAGAGCGCGAAGGCGCCCATGGCGCCGGCTGCCCCCATCACGCCGGCACCGAAGCCCCCGGCGGCGCCCGCGCGCAGGCCGGTGGCGGCCACACCGCCGAGCGGGCCCGCAGCCTGCAGGCCCTGCCGAAAGACATCGCCAGCCGTCTGCCCTACCGAGGGAGGCTGTGGCCCGGCAGGCCGGCCAGATCCGGGCGGACGGTTCGGTGGCGGCGGCGGAACGGCCGGGGGCTTGGGCGGCGGCGCTGGCGGAGCGGGCGCGTCGATGAAGCCCAGGCCGGTGGCCATCTCGAAGACGCCACGCTGCGCGCGCTTCCGCGCATGGGCATTCGCGTATGCCTTGCCCCAATCCACATCGAGGAGGGGCGTGCCTTCCTGGCCAGAACCCTTCAGGTGGCGGGCGATCTCGGGCGCGAGCTGGCGGATGTTGCGCAGGGTGCGCTCCACCCGCTGCAGCATCTCCACGCTGGCCTTGTCGATCGGGTTGAACTGCACGCCATGGGTGCTGGCGATGCTCTTCCCCATGCCGTTGATCTTGCGCGTGAGCTCATCGACGCGCCGGCCGATATCGGGGTCAAGCTGGGCCCCGATCTTCACATTGACGGTCATGACGGCAGGTCTTCCCAATCCTCGGGAGGCGTGGCCGCTGCCGCGGCCCGCGCCGCCTCCGCGGCTTCACCCTCTTCCTCGGCCCGGCGGATCTCGGCCGCCAGGTCGAAATCGCCGTCCTCGAACTCCTCGCTGCCGGCTTTCCCGTCTGCGTATTGGTGCATCCAGAAGTCGGCCTCGATCATCTCGACGGTCGCGCTCAGAAAGCGCGGGTCATTCGGCGGCAGGCTGTACTTGCGGCGGAACCACGCTTCCAGCGTCTGCGACTGAGCCTTGCCCAAGCGCTTTGAATCGCCTTTGGCCTTCCGGGCGAAACACGTCCTCCCGTAGGCAAAACGCCCCATGCACGCGAAGCAGGTCTTTGATGCGGTCGTCCATGACCGCGTCCATCTCCTTCACCTCGGCCGGGGCCCAGCCCCCCGGCCAAGTGTTGGCCAGCACCGTATAGGTGGCCATCGCCGTCGCCAGGCTGTCGAGATAGGAACTCGGCTCGGCCAGACCGCCCACCATCTCGTCGTAGGCGGCCTGGATCTTGATCTCGTCGCCGATGGTGCGGCGACGGAACGTGAAGGCGCCGATGCCATCGACCTTGACCGGGAATACAGTGCTCTGGCTCATGCGCCGTACCCGGTCACGTTCAGCGCGTTAAACACGCCGGACTGCATCAGGATGGAGTGCTTGTTGATCTCAAGCCCACCGCTGGCATAGCTGCACCCGTGGTAGGTGCGCAGGATAGCGCCGGTCTCCTTGTCCGCGCTCACGATATCGAACACCAGGCCGCGCAGCATCGCGTCGCCATTCTCCGGGATGATGCCGAGCTCCAGCAGGCTGTTCTTGCGCAGCACCATCGCGGTCACGTTGAGGGAGTGCCGGGCCATGGTCGGCACGTATTCCTCGACGTGGATATCCCCGATGCCGCTGGCCGGCTCCGGCGAGTAGTCGTCCTGCATGCTGACGCTCTGCATCAGCCCGACCTGGACGCCATCCAGCAGCACCAGGATGTGGTTGCCGGAGCGGACCTTGTGATTGACGGTTGCCATGGACGCGCCTCCTTACGCCGCGACCGAGCCGGAATACGGCTGCGCGAAAATGACGATGGGGATGTAGTTGATCGGGATGACCGGGCTGGCCTGGACTTCCAGGCGCAGAACGTCGCCGCTGATGGAAATCTTCAGCCCCTTCCAGGCCGGGTTGTCGGCATCGCCAGCCAGCACGCCCAGGCCCTGCGGCTCCGCACGCGCCAGCTCATTCAGCACGGTGGTGGCGCGGGCCTTGGCTTCCGCCAGGCGCGCGGCGTTGCCGTTCTTGCCGATGATGGGCTGCATGGCTTCGCGAAGCGCGCGCGCGGCGTAGTCCAGGGCCGCACCCGTGCTCAGCTCGCGCCGGTTGTAGTTGGTGTTGGTCAGCCAGGTGCTGATCGACTGGACCACGAAGTAGCCGGTCGGGCGGTCTTCCAGCGGGATGACGCCGCCGCGCAGCAGCACATCGGTATCGGTCGGGTTCCGCAGCTTACGTTCCAGCCCGCGCACCGACAGCGCCTTGTTGGTCAGCGCGGTGCCCGGGTTCACGCCGGCGAAGCCGCCGCCCAGGATCGCCGCGGCGATGTAGGGGCTGAAGAGGGTCAGCTTGCCGGCGGTATTGTAGTCGTAGACCCCGAGATGCACGAGGCCCACGCGATCGCTGTTGATGGCCTTGGCGGCCGCGATGGCAGCGGCGTCCGTGGTGCTCAGTGCGGTGCCGACGATGGCGCGGCGCTCCTTCGCCATCACGTCGCTCATGAACTTCACATGGGCGGCTACCAGCGCGTGCACGGCGGCATCGCCCGAGACCGGGACCACCCACTGAGTGTCCTCGCTCTGCAGCATGGTCAGCGCCTCGGCCCAATCCGAGACTTGGGTGTTGCCGTTGCTGCCGCCGGCCAGGAAGGAGCTGGTAATGTTCGTCGGCACATTGCCGGCGCCGGCCACCTTGGTGGCGGTCATCAGCGGCTCGGCCGTGCCATTGATCCAGTCCACCACCGCCTGAAGGTCGGCGTAGAGCGGCAGGTCGGCGGTCTTCGCATCCACGCCCGTCAGGAAGTCGAGCGCGCCGGCGGTCGGATGCTCGCCGCTGCCATCGGCCACACTGGCCGTCCAGCCGCTGACCAGGCTGATGCGGTCCACCAGATCCGCGACGGTGGCGAAGGTGGCCAGGTCCAGCGTCGCCACCGTGGTGCCGGTGGGGGCCGAAAGCGTCAGCGTGGTGGAGTTGATGGTCACGGTCGCGGAGGCGGCGTTGCCCGAATAGCGGATGTTGGCCACCTGGCGGCCCACGTTGTCCGCCTCATAGGTCTCGCTGTCGAGCTTGGTGGTGATCTTCTTGCCGCGGGTGGTGGCGGCCGCGATAGCGATCTGCAGCCGGTTCGCCAGCGTGCCGTAGACGCTGGAAGCCAGGTTGATCACTGTGGCGTCGCCACTGTCCTTCAGCGCGAGGGTGGAGCCGGTGGCCGGCTGCACGCGCACGGCAATGATCTCGCTCGGGCCTGGCGTTTCGGTCATGCCGCCGAAGGCGCGGCTCACCGCGTCCAGCAGCTCGCCACCGCGCAACACGGCGGCCGCCTCGCTGGCGCTCCCGAAGCGGAGCGCCTTCTTCGGCTCGCCGGCATCGGCGCGGCCGAGAATGGTCAGAACGTTGCCCACGGCGGGGTTGGCATTGAACATGGCGCTGTCGTCCACCCGGCTTGCGACGGTCGGGGTGGTGATGAGGCGCCCATTGAAGAAAATCGGCATGCGTCTGCTCCTTTAGGCCGGCTGCGCGCCGAAGGCGGCGTAGGCCACACCCCACTCGGTGGCGGTGCGCGTGAAGATCCCGGCGGCGCGCTGCGTCGCCACGAAGGCGTTCAGCAGCTCGACGCGGCGGTCGGTTTTGCTGAGGGCCTGCGCCCACTGATCGAGGGTCAGAGGCTCCGTGGCCGGATCGGGCTGCGGAAGGGTGTCGGGCGTGGTCTTAGCCATTGGTGGACTCCAGGGCGGTGATGACGGTCTCGATGCCCACGCCCGCGGCGGTCGCATCCGAGGAAGCCAGGCAGTTGAAGCTGGCCGTGGCGAGGTAGAGCGCGGCCGCATTCGTCTCGGGCAGCAGCTCGGTGTGGCTGACGGAAAGGGTCGGGTTCTGCAGGCCCTGCTGCTCGAAGATGTCGAGATTGGTCACGACGATGTGGCTCAGCAGCCGGCCAAGGGCGTTGCGCTCGTCGGGATTGAGGCTGACGGCGATGATGTTGACGGTGACGCGCGTGAGGTTGCCTTCAGTCTCGTCGCTGCCGATGCCTTCCAGGGGCTCCGTTTCCAGAAGTCCGGACAGGCCGAACTCGCTGGGCTGCTGGCTGTCCAGGTGGATCGTCACCATGGGCAGCTCGGTCTTCCCGGGATCCACGAAGGGGGCGCACAACACCTGCACGCGCCCGCTCTTTGGCCGGATCTTCCCTGCATCAACAGCCTGGGCCAGGCCCTTGCTGAAGCGGTCGGACAGCACCGCCAGCACGTCCACGGAGGTATCGCGGGCGGTGTAGGAGGGGATGGCGACGGCGGAGGGTGCGCGCGGCAGGATCTCGGCGCCTGCGGCATCGCGATAGAACACCGCGTAGTAGACCTCTGTGCCGTTCAGCAGACCCTGGATGTCCGTGAAGCCTTCCTCGCGCCCCCACTCGGCCACCACCACCGCGCCCGTGTCGTCGGGGCCGGTGATGGTGTCGGTGGTGCGCCGAAGCACGCGCCAGCTTGCCGCGCCCGAGGGCGGGGCCAGGATGACACGCACGGCGTTGCCGGCGGGATGGGCTTGCAGCAGGGCGAACATTGCCCCGCCAGGGTGTCGTCACGACGCCCGGCGCGGGATTATCCGATCCTCAGCAGGGCCTGCACATCGGCCTCCACCGCCTTGCCGAAGGCCTTCTCCGCCAGCGGCTCGATCTGCTTGCCCACGGTCTCGGCGATATGCAGGCCTGGCCGCGCGGGAGCACGCCAGCCCTTGCTGCCCTCCATCATCACCCGGAAGTTGATGAACTGGCTGTGGCCGCCACCGCTCTTGCCTTCCGAGGCGGGCTTGTCGAAGCGATACATGCCAGCGAACCGCCGCACCGCCTCCTTGCCCAGGCCCATGCGCTCGATGTCGCCCTTGGTCAGCTTGCTGCCGTAGGAGTAGTTGCGCTTCGTGACATCCACGATCTCGCCGCGCCGTTCCCGGATGCCACCGCCCTCCTGGTTGCGGAACGCGATGGCGCCGGTCCCCGAGGCGCGCCAGCCTACCGAGGTGATGTGCGAATTGGTGCGATCCCCGCCCTTCCACCAGTCGTGGATAGCCTGCGGCATGCGGGCGCCGATGTTGCTGGTCGGGCCGTAGCTCCGAAAGGGGATGATGAGGTAGCGCTTACCCTGCTTGCTGATGCGGACCTTGAGCGAACGGCCCAGGATCTGCGTCATGTCGCGGGCCGGTGCGCCGTACTCGATCACCCTGGCATAGGGCAGCTCGGTATAGACCTCGCCCTCGAACTCGCCGAGCTGGCGGAGCATAATGGAACGGGCATAGGTGCCGGTCCTATTGGAGACGCTGCGGCCGTTTGGCAGCGGTGCGCCACTGGCGTAGGCCACCCACTGGCTGTGGGCATGTTCCGTCAGCGTCTTCACCGCGAAGGCTAGGTTGGGGAACGCGCCCTGCCCGCCCCCCTGCAGGGCGGCGCCCGTGGGGATCAGGTGGGCGATGTCGATGCTGATGCGGAAGTCGCCCATGGCTCCTCACTCCTTCTGCCCAGCGCCGAAGAGCTCGAAGCGGCGCCCGACCACGCGGCGCGGGAGATCCTTGCCGCCATGGTGTGCCCTGTCCTGCGGAAGGTTCTTGAAGATGAAGAAGGTCGGCCGCCGGCGGGCGCGAATGCTGTATTGCTGCCCCTCGGCCGGCCCCTGTCCATCTGGCCAGATCGGCGCCCCGCCGGCCTGCATCGACGCCAGGCCTGGCCGGGCCACGGTCTCGGGCCCATTGCCGGTCAGCACGAACACATCCTCGATCTTCACCAGGTAAGCGGGCAGCCGCTCATCCGGCGCACCGCGCGTGAGCGTGCCGTTCCAGGTCTCCTCGCTGTTGATCATGACCACCTGGTCGCTTTCGCCGGCGCCGTAGAGCGCGGAATCGGATGGCACCGACCACACCACGTCGCCGCTCTCCCACATGCCGAAGGAGGCCCATTCGCGTGCCGTCTTCAGGCCGGTCAGCCCGGTGTGCGCCTCGATATGCTTGGTCCAGAAGGTGCCCAGGCCATTGCAGTTGGGACAGAGGTGGTCCGCCGCGCCGCTGTATGGCGTGCGACAAGGGCACAGGAAGGCGCGCCGCCAGTGGCAGGCCTGGCCCATGTCGCCGAGAAGGCGGTTGAAGGCGGCCGGCTGAAGCTGCATCAGACGAACACCAGGCGCGGGCCCTGGATGGCGTCGCGCAGCTTGTCCAGCTTGGTCTCGATCGTATCGCGGTGCTTGTCCGCCTCGAAGCTGATGCTCTGGCTCAGGCCATCCGCCGACACGCTGCCGGACTGCGGCATCAGCATGTCATCCACGATGGAGAGCAACGCCATGCGCTTCACGATCTGGGCCAGGTCGGGATAGCGCCGGTTCACGTCCTCGATGCCGGCGCGGTAGGCCACCGCCAGCATGAAAGGCACGCGGTTGCCACCGCCGAGGATCGACATGATGAAGGTGTTGAGCGGTAGGCTGACCGTGCCGGTGCTCGGCACGATGTTCACCTTGTTGGTGGTGCCTTCCGGCCGGAGCCAGTTGGCCGGGATCTCGCTCAGATTGCTGCCAGGGTTCGGGTAGGCGAAGCGGACCCACCGGACCACGCTGATGGGTCGCTGGCGCAGTTCCAGCAGGCCCCAACGCGAGCCGTCGAACAGGGCTGGATCGTAATCATAGCCGGGCTCTCGCTCCACGCGCTCGCCGGCAGCGGCCAGGGCAGCGGCGTCGGCATCATAGACCGGATCCGCTGGCAGGACTTCGCGCGGCGCAAGCCACACCCGCAGATGGCGCTCCGCCTCGGCCTCGGCCGCGAGGATCTTGCCCCAGATCACGTCATCGGTGAGCTCGTCGCCACCGAGATGGGACTTCGCCAGCTTCACCAGCCGATCGCGCCGGATCCCTGCCACCGCGTCGGGTGGGAATGGGAAAAGCGCGCTGCCGGTGGTGGGAAGGCCGGCCGTGAACAGGAGCATGAAGGTGCGGCAGCGCACCTGGCCGCCGGGCAGCTCCACGGTGTTGGTGACGCCATACCAGCGCCCGGCCTCGCCGCCGGAGATCAGCGCTTCCGTCTCGTTGCCCGAACGCTCGGCCACGATCGCCAGGCCTTCGGGCTTGCACGTCCAGATGGAGGTGCTGGGCACGCTGTCCCAGCTGAAGGCGTAGCGGGCTGTCTCGCCTGGCAACTGCTCAGCCCAGGCGCCCCCGGCGGTTTCGCGGATCGTGCCCATGGCTCAGCTCAGGAGCGGCTGGCCAGGTCGGCGACGACAGCCGGCAGCGTCGCGTTCGCCGTGGTGGTGTAGTTGGTGTCGGTTACGCCGGCGTCGGTATCGAGCTTGGCGGTCAGGGCCAGCACGGTGGCGCGCAGCGCGTTGTTCGAGGCGATCAGATCGAGCACAGCCTGGCCGAGATCCGCATCACGCGCGGCGGGCCCAAGGCGGGCGAGATCTTTGCGGTGCTGGGCGTTCGTCTTCTTGGGCATGGGCGGGATCTCCGGAAGGAAGGGTCAGGAGCGCCCATGCTGGCGTCACGACGCGCCCCGCAGGGCGCGCCATGGTTGGCGTCAGGCGCCTTCGGGGTCATCGCCCTTCTGGTCGGCCTCGCCCTCGGCGCCGCCCTGCTGGCCCTGGTCGGTGCCCTCGCCGCCGTCCTGGCCGGATTGGCCACTTTGCTGCTGGCCGGCCGCCGCCTGCTCGGCCTGCTTACGGGCACGGGTGGCGGCAGCCTTCTGCGCAGCGGTCAGCGGTGGCTCGCCCCCCGGCGTCGCGCCACCAGTGGCTGGCGTCGTGGTGGCCGGCGGCTTGGCCGGCACTGCGATGGTCTGAAAGCCGTGGAGGGTGGCGAGCCGCGCCGCTGCCTCGTCGCTGATCTCGTCGCTGACGAGCTGGCCGCGATCCTCGTTGAAGCGGATGCCGTCGATTTCGCCGCCGGGAAGCGGCAGGGTGTAGATCACACGCGCCATGGTGTGGCCTTTCACTCGGTTGGGTGGGGAGAAGACGAAAAAGGCCGACGCTTTCGCGCCGGCCTCGGTCAGCGGGCCGGGCCCGCTGCGCTGGTCAGCCGAACGGCTTCCAGGTGGCGTTGTTCGGCAGGATGTTGTCGAACATCGCGTGGTGCTTCAGCTTCGAGATGCGAAGGTAGCCGAACAGCATCTGCGCCCACGGCAGCACCGGCTGGCTGGTCGGGAAGAGCTCAAACTTGAACATCGGCAGCAACTGGCGCCAGGTGATGGCGGTGTCGCCCGGCGTCAGGTTCAGCATATAGGCGCGCGTGGTGCCCGGGATGAACACGTTCCGGTCCACGAAGGTGGTGGTGGCACCGGCCTTCGCCACGCGCTTCAGCAGCCGGAAATCGGCCGGCGCGTTGGTCCCGCCCTTGCGGCTCCGGTAAACGGCGTAGCCCGTCTCCTGACCGCCGGCGGAAGCGGTGATGGTCAGCGTCACGGACTCGCCGGTCGCGATGGACTTCGCGGCGCTGACGACGCCGGTGCTCTGCCCCTTCGCATTCAGGCCGCACACCAGCCAGTAATAGGCACCGGCATGCGCGGCCTCAAAGCGGGACGCGGCATCGGCCGCCGCGTTGGCCACGGCCAGGGTGGGCTTCAGGCTGTCGTTCTTGGAGGCCGACGCGGCGTAGATCGCGCCGCGGGCCTCATAGGGCGCCAGCATCTTGTCGTTCGGGATGAACACGTCCTTGTTCACCTTCACGTCGCCATCGGACAGGGCGATGCCCTTCACCGGGGAGCCCAGCTTGATGGCTTCGGAGTTGCCGGTCAGGTTCACGCGGAAGGCCGGGTCCAGGTTGGCATCCATGTCGGCCTGCACGCCCTGCGACCAGAACACGTCCGTGGGCACGCCGAAGGAGCCATAGCTGGAAACCGCGGCGCCAGCCCGGGTGAACGGCTCCACGCTGTTCAGCGGACCACCGCGCATGTCGATGACATGATCGTTGTCCACCTGGCCGGAGGTGACGGCCGCCTTGAGCTGCGCGGCGATGCCGTCGAACTCGGTGGGGACCACGCTGGAATCGCCTTCGTAGGAGAGGAAATTCGCGTCGCTCAGCAGCTGCACGGCCCCGTTCGAGTGCTCGGTCGCCTTCGCATCCACGATGTTCTGGGTGATGTTGGCCACCAGGCTCACGCTGCGCCGGGTCATGAGGTACTTGACCATGCCGACGCGCCGGTCGTACTGGCCCGTCGCATCCTGGATGTCGCCGGTTTCGGTGTTGGTGCTGCCGCCCAGCACGCCGCCGGCTTCACTCTGCTCGGTCCATTCGTCCACCGTGCTGCCGATCTTGGGCTTCGGCAGGCGGTTGAACAGCACGAAATGCTTGGACTGCGCGATGGTCGCCTGCATCGTCGTGTCCAGGGACTGCACGCGCAGCGCGCCGCCGCCGGTCAGCGTCGCGGAATCGGTGCCGTAGCCCATCTCCAGCGCCTTCTGCAGGGCGCCCAGGGCGTTCTCGTTGACGGCGCCGGTGCTGCCGCCATCGAAGTCGATGTTCATCGGGTTCATGGTGTGTCGTGTTCCTCAGAGAGAAGGGGATCAGGCCTTGTTGACGGCGGCCAGAAGGTCGTCGGGGATGGGCAGGCGGTCGTTCAGGCGCGCCTCGATGCGCGCCACATCGTTCCAGCCGATGCGGCCTTCCTTGGCGGCACTCAGGGACTTCGCCATGAGGTCGCCTCCGGTCGGCATCTGCTGGGCCGGATCCTGCTTCGCGGGGGCCTGCAGCGTGCTCTGGCGCCCGCCGGGCTGCTCGCGCAGCGAGTTGATCATCTCGCCATGCTTGCCGCTGGCGTCGGTCAGCGCCTTCAGGATGGGGGCGAGATCGGCAGTCGCGCCGGCGAAGCCGTCGAAGCGCGCGGTCAGCGCCTTCAGCGCTGCGTCCTGAGCCGTGATGAGGGTGTGCATGGCCTTCATCATCTCAGTGCCGTCATAGGCATCGGTCTCGGTGCCGTCTTCCAGCTTCACCCGAAAGGACTTCACGAACTCGTCGCTCGGCGGGGCATCGCCACCCTTGCCAGCCGCGCCATCCTGGGTGGCTCCGCCGGCAGGGTCATTCTTGTCGGCGCCATCGGCGGCCTGCTCGATCTTCTTGTCGTCGCTGAGCTGGTCGATGCCCTGCGCCTTCAGAAGCACGTCGCCGAGCTCGGCTTTCAGCTTGTCATAGTCGGTCACGCGGTTACTCCTTCGCGTTGTTGGACGGGGAGGCGGTGCCGGGAAGGCTCGCCAGAAAGCGCTCGGTCCACTCGGCCGCCTCGTCGGGATCGAGGCCGAGCTGTTCGCCGTGCGAGCTGATGGCGCGGGCGTTCATGGCGAGACCGCCCTTGCGGATCTCGCGCGCCGCGCGGTTACGAAAATCGAAGTAGGAGGAGACGCCGCGATCGAGGCTCTGCTTGACCAGGGCCGCGCTACCGGAAAGGCTGGCTGCGTCGCTACCTGCGCCCGCCATGGTCAGCGCCTTGGTCAGATCCAGCCCGTCCACCCCCCAGCTCTTCGCGAGCACGCCGTAGGGCACCGTGCTGACGGTCGGCACCGACAGGTTCACGGGGGTCTTCGAGAGGCCGATGTTCACCCACCGCGTCCGCGTCACCACCGTGCGGCGGTTGCCTTGGGCGTCGATCTCGTTGGAGCGTTCCAGAACGGCGCCACCCACGCTCGGATACCAGCGCTGCGGCGGGTTGAGCCGAGTGAGGCTGTCCCAAACCAGGTTGGCGTTGATCGCGGTGGGGCCCGTGCCGGTGAAGAGCTCGCCCTTCACCATCACGCGGCTGCGCTCGGCCTTCACATCCACCGGCCGGCCAATCTCGTAGAGGGCGTAGTCGGCGGGCCCGCGGCGCGGCCCGGTGACGGTCACATGGTCCAGGTCCAGGTTGCCGTATCGCAGATAGTATTCAGCGCTGGCGGACAGGGCCCGGGCCAGGATCACCTCGCCCTGGTAGTCCACGCTCTCATTGCTGGCCTCGATATAAAGGTAGCGTCGGCCGCTCTCCTCGGCCGGGCGCGCCTTCAGCATCCCGCCAATCGACAGGAACTCGCAGGCCTCAGCGGCGGCAGCGTCGAACATGAACCCCCTCGAAAACGACAAAGCCGCCCGCCCCGCGCCGGGGGATCCGGGCGGGTGGGGCGGCTCATGGAAAAGCCCTTGACTGGCGCCTGGCGGGCGCCGCGATGCGATTAGCCTGCCGTCACGACGCGCGGGGGGCGAACACCAGAAGCCGTGGCGGCAGGGCCAGCGGCGTCTCGACGTGCTCCTTGTTCGCGCTCTCCCGGACCTCCTGGAAGCGTTCAGGTCCTAGGATCAGCGGGCCGGCGTAGGGCTGCATCTGCTCGGGCGGCGTCGGCCAGCCACCAGGTGGCGCGCGATAGCTGACGGTCACATGCGGGTGGTAGCTGTCGTGATCCCAGCTCGCCCCAGCCTGCCGGAAGCGGCGCCAGCGCTGTTCGAGCGCCGAGGAGTGGAAGCGCAGCACCACAGCCTTGCCCAACTCCATCACCTTGGTGCTGCGGTCGGGCGGGAGCTGCAACGCGAGCTGGTCGGTGGCGGGAGGCACCTTGTGCCAGTCCACCGCCTCCTTGGAGAAGGCGACGGTGACGTGCATGTCGTCTGCCGGCAGCGCAGTGCTGAAGCCGGCCACGCGCGCCCAGGCGCGTATCGCGGCGGCATTTAGCACCGGGCGGCAGACATACAGGCTGCGCATCAGGCTGCCGCGATGCCGCCGGCGATCGCGGCGCCGAAGACGCATTCAGCGCTCTCGACGGGGTATCGGTCGGTGATCTGCCAGCAGATGGCGTAGATCACGCCACAGGTGCCGCCGACCAGCAGCAGCCAGGTGCCGTCGCCCGTGCCAGTCAGCACGAACAGCAGCGCCGCCGGGCCCGTCCAGATGAAGCCCCGGAGCGTGTGCCAGGCGATATCACCCCAAAGGGTGCCGTGCTGCCGGCCCATGTCCAGGGATCCCCACCAGGGGGCGAGGGCGCCGACATAGAGGGCGAGCGCGAGCTGAGGCGCGAAGATCAGGGGGATGCCGGCGAGCGGCACAGCCGCGAAGGCAACGCTCGTGGCCCACATGATGCGGGCGGTGGTGGCGCCGCGGCCGGCCAGCCGCTCGAATGTCTGGGATCCGCGGAGGCGGAAGGTCGCGGCGCCGAGCGCGAGGAGGATCAGGATGAAAAGGAATTGCATGGGAAGCTCCGGGGTGGAGCCTCCCATGCTGTTGTCACGACGCCGTTAAACGGGGTCGGTCGCGCCCTTGGCGGCCCAGATACCCTGGTGGACGATCATGTTCGCGGCGCTCGCCCAGCGCGGATTGGTCGCACCATAGTCCCAGTTGTTCGCATGCATATTGACGAACGCCCAGTGGGCGTTGGGGCTGTTGTTCTCGAAGGCATACCAGGTGCCGCCCCAGCCCAGGCAGTTCATGCCCATGCGATCGCCGGAGAGGGTCTGGATGTCCACGCGATGGCCGCTGCCGCCGAAGCCGACCCAGCCGACCGGGCACATCTCGCCATGCAGGTGGTTGATGACGAAGTAGCAGCTCGAACCCTCGGCGAGGTGGATCGGGTAGCCCCAGGTGAAGCGAGCGCCGACTTCCTCGCCGACTTCACGGATCGGCTTCTCCGCCTGGTGCTTCATCTCGTGGATGTTCACCGTCGCGTTGGTCTGCGTGCAGTGGATGCCCAGCATGCTCAGGTCCGAGAAGAAGTGCTTGATCGTGAGATCGCGCACCGGGGCGGACCCACCGGCGGCCAGGACCACGCCGATCTGATAGCCGAAGGTGAACAGGCTCTCGATGACCAGGCCATCGGCGCGATACAGCACGATGCCGCGGCCGCTCTGCTGACGGTACTTCTTCGTGTCGTAGGTCGGCGTGCCCGGGCCGGGGCGCGTGGCATCCGCCTCGCTCTTGTCGTAGCCGTAGTTGAACGGCCAGAAGTGGATGCGACCCATGTGGATCACGTCCATCGCTTCCTCGACCTGGATGCCGGTCAGCATCGGATCGCCGAAGATGGCGTCCAGGTGCGAACGGCCGGCCTTGTAGAGGCGGATGCCCTGGGCCAGGCGATGCAGGCCCACGTTGAAGACGGTGATCATGCCGTTCAGCGGGCTGACCGTATCGGTGTCGATGGCGAATGCCATCATGCCGCTGGTCGGCACATTGCCCATGGACTCATCGCCGATCTGGCCGTCGATGATGAGATCGGTCACGCCGCCGCCGCGGGCATTCTCGGTGCTGAACAGGAACACCGGCTGCGCGCCGTTATAGAGGATGCGCGTGCCGCCCGGGGCGCCCACCCATTCCCGGCGGCCAGCGCCCTGGAACGTCACCGGCTTGGTCACGGTGATCGTGGTGTTCATGAAGTGCTCGCCGGCGGGCAGGATCACGCGGCCGCCGCTGGCGGGAAGGGCGGCGACAGCCAGCGCTACAGCGCCGGAGATATCGGTGTAATCGACGCCAGGGTGAGCAACGGTGACGGTGGGCAGCTTGATTGCGGTATCGGGCACGAAGGGCTCCATGGTTGGTGGAGCCCCTAAACTTTCGTCACGACGCGCTCGGGGGAGGAGGGGGGCGGCCGTAGAAGGCCTCATTTCGAGCTCGCCGCTCCGCCATGTCGTCCAGCATCCGGCGGTTCTTAGCGTCGTATTCGCGCCGGGCCTGCTCCTCGCTGGCGCGCAGCATTTCGGTCACGCGCTCGATCACCTTGCGGAGCTGGACGCGGGCGATGAAAGGAACCTCCCAACGCCGGTGATGCGGGTTCCACCGGGCGCCCTCGATCGCGTTGATGAGGCGGGCGGTCTCGGCGGTGTGGTGCAGGGTGATGAGGTGCATGCGGTCTTCGCGCCGGCGGCGCACCTTCACCTCGTCAGTAGACATGGGCTGGCCGCTGGCCAGATCGGCCTCCGCGCGGGCCAGGGTCTGGGACATGAGCTTACTCATGGGCGCTGCCTTCCGCCGGTGATGCTGCCCGCGCTCGTGGGGCGTTCCCTTTGAAGACCAGGAGGAGGCGCGCGCTGAGCGCCTTGGCCAGTTCCCCCTCGACCGGCACGTCGCCCTTGCACTTCGGGCAGATCATGGACACGCCCTCTGCCTTCAGCAGGATGCCCCGGCTACGGATCAGCGGCTCGCCGGTGGCGGAGATCTGGCCGAGGTTCGCAGCGCAATGCCGGCACTTCATGGCGAGGCCTCGTCGGCGCTGCCGAGGAGGGTGTTCGCGCGGTCGATCACATTGAGGAGGCGGGCGCGCTCGCTGGTCAGGGCCAGATAGGCGTCGCCGGCGCCGTCATGGAGGATGGCGCGCGGGCGAGCCTTGGCCAGATCTTCATCGACCACGGCCAGGCGCTTCATGGCCGCATCGCGGATCTTCCGTTCGGCTTCGTCGGTGCTGCTGTCCAGCGCGGCCAGGTGGCCCAGGCGCCGGCGTGCGGCGGCCATGTGCTGGTCAGGGGATGGGGCGCGTTCCATCCCTATGTTGTGCTGTCACGACGCGCCCTCGGCTCATCCGCCGGGGCGCGCCGGCCGGCGTGGGCTACCCGATCAACTTCTGCGGGATAAAGATGGTAGCCCCTTCATCGGAAGTGCTCACCTTAACGCCCTCGTTGAGGGCGCCGGGCTGGCTAACAATGTGAATCCAGTATTTCATCCACTCATTCGGGGGTGCATTTTCAGCGGGTTTTTGCATAACAAACTCCAGACCTCGGAATTGAGGTCAAAGTCGCCATAGAGATTATCCTGGCGGAGTTCCATTTTCTTTTGCCGGAAAGAGATCGGCCCCAGAAGGGTGCGTTCGGTCAGAAGAGCGCACCTTGCCCCACATCCGCCGGTTCGGCATGAGCCCGCCTGCCCTCCTCCGGTGGCCTGACGCCTTCACCCCGCACTGGATGCCGCGACGCCTCAGGAAGGTCAGGGTCTCGGCCAGCCCTGATCCGATGCAGCATCCCCGCCAGGCCCGTGTCGTCCAGCCCGTCCAGGGGCGAGGTAACGATGCTGCGGAGCTCGTATTTCCGTGCCAGGCGGTCACGGTTCCTCCGCTCGGCCGGGTGATTGGCCACCAGGTCCAGCAGCTCCACATCCTCGGTCTGGCCAACGCGGTCGATGCGGCCATTGCGCTGGGCGTGCACCATGGCGGTCTGTGGCGTGTCGAACTGCGCCAGCCATTTGCCCTTCTGCAGGTTGGCCCCCACCGCACCAGCATCCGAAACAACCAGCACGTCATGGTCGCCGCGCTGGAAGGCGCGCTTGATGCCGTCCTTCTCTTTGGAGGAATTGCCGCCGGTCATCGTGCTGACGCGCAGGCCCTGCCCTTTTAGCCGCTCGCTGAGATCCTGCACCCGGTCCAGGTGATGGCAGAACACAATGCCCGGCTTTCCCTTCCTGGCCGTCGCCTGCTGCACCAGGGCGTCCATCTTGCCCCGCCCGTCGATGGCGTGGCGAATGGCACTGTCACGCACCACGCCGATGGCGTTCTGCAGCCGCCGCGCCACCTCGCCGTGCTGATCGGCCGGAACGCCGGCAAAGCTGTTGGGGGAGAGCACCTTCATGGCGGCGATGTCGGTGCGGCCCTCCATCCGGGCGATCCGCGCGGCGCCGGCGGCGCGGTTCACTGCCTCGATCCGGGCGTGATCGTCGGCGTGCAGCTCCACCGGCACTTCCTTCTTGTGGGCGGCCACGCCGGAGGAGATGGAGCTGGTGTAGTAGTGGCGCGCCATCTCGCGGCGCAGCCCGTCCTTCGCGGATTCCGTGTCCACGCCATACCGCCGCATGAAGGCGTCCCGGTCGCTGTAGCGCTCGGGATCCATCTTCGCGAGGGTGTCGAACACCTCGCTGGCATCGTTCTTTACCGGGTCGGCGGTCATGTTCACATAGGTGCCCATGCCATGCGCCACGCCGTCGATGACGTGCGCCATGCCGCTGTCTTCCTTGCCACGGCGGTTCAGCAGGTTGTGGCCCTCATCCACGGCCAGATAGTCGTGGTCGATGCCCTCCTTGTGCAGCACCTCCTTGATGAAGCTGGCGCGCTCCATCGGTTTCATGCCGGCCAGCCGGGCCTTGATGGCATCGGGCGTGGTGCCGTGCTGCTGGGATGCCAAGTGCAGCACGTCATCCCGAAAGGCCTGGTGCGTGACCACGTTGAAGTGCTTGCTCGGATCCTTCAGAGCGGCGATCCGCTCCTCGCGCGACGCGCCCGGGTTGGCGTGCCAGTCGTATTTGCCGGGCTCCAGCATGGCCAGAGCTTCGCCGTGGAACTGCCCCTGCACCACGCTCGGCACCACCATAAGGCCACGCTTCGCCTTGCCCTGGTCGTGCAGGTGGGTGAAGGCGGCCAGGCTGATGCTCGTCTTCCCGCTGCCAACGCCCATGCCCAGCATAGTCCGGCGATTGCGGGCGATCAGCTTCACCGCGCGCTGTCGCGCCACGAACTTGCCGTCCATCGTCGGTGCGAAGATCCCGACCGGCTGGCCGGGCTTGAAGTTGCCGCCGATTCGGCGGGCCATGCCGGCCAGGGTTCGCTCGGCCGCGTGGCCGATGGTGTGGCGCTCGCCCGTCCCCATGGGGGCGGTATTCTCCGGCAGAGCATCGTCGGTGGTGGCCGCCGCGGGCTCGTCGCCGAACAGGCCCATCTGGCTTTGCGCCGCTGCCTCCTCCGCCTCTCGCGCGGCCGCCATCTTGTCGCTGACCGAGCCGGAGGCGTAGCGGCCGGCGGTGCGTTCCCGCAGCCGGTCCACCAGGCCGCGGTGCTCGGCCAGGCGGCGCTCGCGTGCATCGGGATCCAGCGCGTCCAGATGGTTCAGGTCGCCGGCGATGTTGGTCCGGCCCATGCGCAAGGGCGCGTCCGGGCGGAGCTGGTTGTGGATCTGGCCAAACTCGCCGACCACCCTGCCCTTCACCACGTCCTGCATGGCCAGATAGGCGGCCTGCGGGCTGCCCATGTGCTCGACATACCGAGGCCAGTTCATCTCGGCCGAGCTAGCAGCGGTGGCGGCCGCGTCGTGGTCGCGCTTCCAGTCGCCCCACAGCGGGTTCTCCTGGCGCCCGAACATGCCATCCGTCTCACGCTCCGGCTCCTCGGCCTTCAGCTTTTCCAGCGCCGTCCGCTTGTCCGCGGCCTGCGGATCGCTCGCGCCGAAGTCGCGGACGAACAGGGCGCGCAGCCCCGCCTGGTCCTGCGGTGTCAGCTCGCCCACCGGCTTGAAGGCGGCCGCGCCCTCCGGGATCTTCGCGAGGGCGCGGTGAAGCGCCTCCACGCTGGTGCTGTCCTCGGCGAGGGGCTGCTTGGCGATGGTGGTGCGCCGCCCGCCATGGTTGCGATCGGTGAAAGCATCGGCCAGCCGGTCGAAGGCGCCGGCGTGGGCCTCCGCGCGGATCATCTTGCCGTCCGCCCCGTAGAGCGGCGCCACTTCGTTGACGGCGGCCATGAAGGCGCTGCGGTCGCCGGCGCGCTGGATCAGATCCTCGGACAGCAGCCCGGCCATGATATCCGCCGGGCTGTCGCCGTCCGCCGCGCGGCCGCCGATGTAGTCTCGGACGGCCTGGCCCACATCCGCCGGTGCGGTAGGGAAGGCCTTGGCCAGTCGCGGCGCGGCGCCGGCCGGCAGGTCGCTGCCGAAATCCGGGCGACGCGCCACGCCGGCAGGCAGCCAGCCGGCCTCGTCTTCATGGCCCTGCATGATGGACAGGGCGCCGTTCACCCGGTCCAGGTCAGCGGGGTCGATGGGTGCGGTCAGCTTGCCGATGGCGTCGCCGTGGATCACCAGCAGCGTGCTGCGGCCCGCGCGCTCCATGGTGTAGTCGCCCTTCTGCAGGCCAATCGCCCGCAAGCGAGTGATGGCGTCCGCCACCGGCAGATTGCCGAGGGAGACACTGATGCGGTCGCGCTTCGGCTTCTCCAGCGCCGTCACCAGCGCGGCGTTCGTCTCCATCTCCCCCAGGGCCTGGGCCAGGATGGCCTTGCTGCGGCCGACCAGCTCGCGCCGGCGGGCGTTCAGCTCCTGCGCCACCGCCAAGTCATGGCCGGTGGCGGCCTCGCCAAGCTGGATCTCGCTGGCCTGTTCCTGAAGCTCCCGGGCCTCAGTCAGCGCATCGGTGCTGGTGGCCATGTAGTGCTGGACGTGGAAGCGGCTCATCGCCTCCCGGACATGGCCCAGCTCGTCGCTGGTCAGATCTCCGGCCAGCCGGTGAGCCAGCGCCTGGGCTGCGGCCTCGGGCCCCAGCACGTCCACCACGCTGCGATCCATCAGCGGCGCGCCGCCGGCGGCCAGCGCCAGGCTGTTCAGGGAGTTGAACGCCCCCACGCTGACGTGCTTCGTCATGCCGGTGGCGCCAGCTTTCTCGGCCTCGTCCAGGAATCCGCGGGTGCGGATGGTGCGGAGCTCGTCTTCCACCCCGCGCATCACCGCTTCATCCACGGCCTTGCCGTCCACCTCTATGACGAAGGCGTTGGGCTCGATAGCGCCGGCGTCCGCCGCCTTGTCGATGTCGCGCGTGCGCTCTCGCACCTGCTTCAGCTTCTCGCGCATCTCGCGCTCAGCGCGCAGCAGTGCCATGGCTTGCTTCGCGGTGGCCCGGCCCTTGGGGTCGATGCTCGGCCCGATCGGCTCTCGCACCCGATTCAGCGCCTTCGCGGTGCCTTCGGCTATTGCCGGCGCACCACGCTCTTCCTGCTGCGCGGGGGTGGTGCTGGAAGTGGCGTCACCGGCGCCATCATCAGCCTGCGAGGCCGGCTTTTCCTCAGTTTCTGGCTTTGTAGGGGTGGTGCTGTCCACTCGCTGCGGCGGTGGCGGCGCCGTATCGAGGGCAGGTTGTTCCTGCTCCTCTGCGACCTTAGCCGACCGGCCTTTGACCTCTGAGGCCTCGGCCTTGATCTGCGCGGCGTCTCCGCCGCCCGCCGCCGCACGCTCGGCGTATTTCGGCTGGAAGCCCAGCCCTTTGCCGCCGTCGCTCTCAACCGGATCCAGATCCGCCACGCTGATCTGTGCAGGGTCGGCTGGCGCGGACAGCGGCACGGCGGACATGCCGCCCTCGGCACGCATATCGGCATCGGCCAGCAGCCGCTGGCGCTGCGTGTTCACCGCATCCTTCGCCGCGGCGAACAGCTCCTGGAAATGCGCGTCTTGCAGCTTCGCTACCTCAGACGGGGCCTTGTCCTGGTGCTCCTCCTCCTTGAACCGCACATCTTCGGGCTTCCAGTCCAGCACCTTGGCCACCTGGCGCACGAAATCATCCTGCGCGGCGCGCCCGGCCAGGCGGAGGTTGTCCTTCGCCTGCTTCTTCATGCCGGCGGTGCCGGCCTCCCGATCGCGCGCGGCCTGCTGCCGCTTCTCGTCACGCCGCGCGGCTGCCCCCTCCTTCGCGCGCTGGGCATACTCGGCCTCGCTGCGCACCCCGGTCAGCTTCAGGTAGTTGAGCTTGCCTCCGGCGCCGCCGATCACGCGATAGGCGCCATCGCCGGCGGGCTGGATCATCACCGCGTGCCCCTCAGTGCCCGGGCCGTTAGGGCGCACGGTGATCCAGCGCGCGCCGGTGGGCAGCGCCTTCGTCATCCGGCCTTCCAAGAGATCCTTGAAGATCGTTCGGAGCGTGGCTATGTCTACCGGACGCCGGGCGAGATGCACCGGGGTAGAACCGGTGGGTTGAGCGCGGCCATGTTCTCCACCGATTTCGTCCGGCGATTCCAGCAACCCAACTAAATCGTGGTGGTAGTGCAAGTGCCCGGCGCCGTCCTGGCGGACGCGCAGTAGCGCTGCATAGTCGCGGGTGCCAATGGATAGAGGCGCCGCCAGGGTGTGCCACAGGTTCTTGCTGGTTTCGTCGTAGCGGTCGCCTTCGGTCGAGAGGTGAACCGCGTGGCGCAATAGATCTGGCAGGCCCGCAACTGATGCCGCTATCTCGGTATAAGTGTGCCCCTTAAGCGCGTGTCGCAGGCCGTTACCCGAAATCCCTATGCGGGCGCCAAGATGCGCGTTGTGCACCGAGAGCATGGTTGGGCCGTGTGGGCCGTGGCCGGTGACGAAGTGGCGACGTGCGTATTCCAGCGCGTTGGTTCGCAGCTCTTTCGGCGTATCCCCCGAGATTTCATCGCCACGAAGGGAAGTCCAGTGGGCAAAGCGCCCGCGCGCATCGTGCTGGGGATTGCTCTTCAGGAACAGGATAGGGCACATAACCGCACTGTGCGGTCACGACGCGGGCCAGGCGCTGGCCCGCGCAGGTGTGGTTAGCTGCCAATCTCGCTGAAACGCAAGTTGCGCCAGACCTGGCCACCGTCGCGCCAGGTCAGCGCTTCGATGCTCGGCGGGTTCGGGCGTGGCACGACGTGCGCCACCTCCTCCCGCTCTAAGAACCACCCATTGTCGAATAGAATGGACTGGATCGCGCCCTCCAACAGACGGGAGTGGGTCGCTACCATCATGAACTTAACCCGCTCGCTGACAAATCCGACAGAGCGGTTGAGCACGTTGAATTCGGCACCCTGGATATCGATGTGAACAAAGTCTATTAGCGACTTGTCCTTCAATAAGGTCTCAAGCGTCACCGCGGGAACTCGAACGTGCGCTGTATCGGCACCGCGGTAATCCACAGAGGCGCTTTTGTCAGTGTCGATCGCCTGGCCGCCTGAGTCGGCGATGCCGGTGGTAGGGAATAGAGCATCGCCGTCCTCATCCCAGATCACTGCATGCCTCAGATCCCAACTGAGCCCATCGTAACTTCCGACCATCTCTGCATCATGAGGTAGCAGCCGATTGTAAGCGAGGTGATTACGCATGCTTGCGGCGCGTTCCGCATCACCTTCAACCCCGGTGATCGATACCGGACCAAGGCCCTTACGCCGAGCAAGAATCGCTGAGAGACCTAGCCACGGAGCGAAACCCGCACCTAGCTCAACCGCCGTAAAGCCGCCGTGTGCGTGCTTCAGGGCAAGCGCCAGCCCGACATATTCCACTGCTTCCGCCAGCCAAGAATCGCTTGGAAACGGCGGCTTGGTGATGACTTCACCTAGTCGTCCGGCCACACTCGGCTCATTGCTCGGATGGATGCGCATGCCGAAATAGTCGGTCAATGCCCTGGCGTCAGCTTCGACTTTCGACGGCGCCAGGCTAACCACCAAGTCGATGTCGCTTGGCAGGAACCCACGAAAGTAATGCCAGAAATCTGGCGTATAATTATAGTGCTGCACCATTCGTTCCTTTGGCGCTCTTGGGGAAGGCTTTGCCGCGTTCAGCTTGCCGTCGAATTGATGGGGTGAAAAGAGCAGCCGGGTATTTCGGCTAATTGCTCGGGATAGATGCCCATTAGATGGACAGCTATCAGCTTATGGAGCCGCCAGCGCTCAGCATTTGGTAGCAGCACCAAATTCGTCGCCCCCACGGGACCAACCATTCCAAACTGAGCGAGGGGCACCGTGATGCACGCGGCGCCGTTGGCGAGGAGACTACCACTCAGATCTCCCCAGGACTGCGGGAACGTGCAGAAACCAAGCTCTTCACCATGCAAGGAGAGGAGCATGAACGGCCCGGCAGATCGTCCATCATCACTCGGAATCGGGAGCATTCCATCACCCATTGCGATGCAGCAACTTAACGCCACAACTGGCGCGCGCCCATCCTTCATATCCAGGGATCTCATGAGGCTCATGTTTGTGCTCCTCAGCAGCTTAGATTTTCGGAATGAGCGGCACCGCCGGCGCGCAGCTAGGCCAGCGCCAAGCCCTGAAAGCGAATGACGGGAAGGTGCCTGCGGAGACGGGCATGGCGAGGGTCCAACCGAGGTCGTTGCCTTCGGCATCAAGGCCCGCGTGCACGACTGGAACCTGACGATCTGACCAAAGCGCCAGGTCGGTGCGGCGTGGGTCGGCGACAAGGCCGCCTTGGAAAGCCACCCAGACCGTGCGCCCGTCTCGCGGGGCCTTCGCCATGTCGGTGTTCCAGATCGGTCGGCGGCAGCGGACGGGTACGGCCTCCTCAACCTCATCCCCCCAATCATCATCAGGGTCTTCGTCGTCTTCGCGATCGCCCTCGCCGTGCTCCGGCATGGCGCGCTGCGCCTCGAATACTGCCACGCGGTGGTCGCGCAAGGCGTCAACATGCCTGGCGAAGGTGCGGGGCAAGGTAGGCGTCATGTCCGCCAGCAAGGCCAACTCATGGACGCCCGCGCACAGCTCCTCGATCGCGCTGCCAGAGATACGGCGCAGGCGCTCCATCATGGACACGATAGCGGGTGGCAGGCCTGGGCATTGATCGGCATGCAGGGCTGCCTCGAAAACGGCGTTCAGCATCTCCTTCTCGGCCTGGAGCAGTTGCTCGGTCTCGAAGCTCTCGCGCAGAGGGCGAGGCGCGAAGGAAATGGGGCGCGCGGTGCTCATGCCACCACCTCGAAGGCGATGCGCTTCTCGGGACCGCAGTGCTTCACCCGCGCATAGGCGTCCTCGAAGGGAAGCAGCCACGCTTCGACGCGCCGGTTATCGGTGTATCCGTGGCCACCGTCCCGCCAGTAGGCGCGATGCTCGCCAGACCAGATACGCACCAAGCGGCCAGCCAGCTTTACCCGGGTTCGCTCGCCGCCGGCGCGCTCGATGCTGGCCAGATTGCGGCGCCAGGCCTGCGGCCGCTTTATGCCGGCAAAGGCCAGCCAATCACCCAGGGACTCGATCCAGACATCACCGTTCCAGATTACTCGGGCGATGATGACGATCCGCTCGGTGGGCCCATAGGGCAGCAGCTCGCGAATGAAGCGCGGCAAATAGGCCTGGCTGAAAGGGCCCTTCTTCACCGGGCTCATACCGGGGTCTTTGATGATGACCACCGTGTGGATCACGCCGCTGTCGTCCCGAGGGCGCGGCAGGCCGGCCAGGCGCCCGACTTCCTCGCGCAGGCGGCGGTTCTCTGCAAGCAGATCCTCCATGGTGCGCGGGTCACTCATGGCTGGCCGTCCCGGCCACAGTCGGGATGGCGATGTGCTCCACCCCGTCCAGCAGCCTGCCGGCGCGCTTCTTCCCGATGGGGTGAACCGCCGCGGCGGTGGGGGAATAGGCGCCCTGGCCGCCGTCCAGCCGGATCCAATCGCGGCGCCATAGGTTGATCTGGCCAATCTCCCCGCCGGTCGGTTGGCCCTCCGGAAGCCAGTCACCCCATTGCTTGAACATGAAGGGCACACCGGCCTGGCTGCACTGGTCCCGGACCTCGCGCGCCCAGGCGGGGTGCATTGGCCGGGCGCCAGGGCCGCTCTCACCGCCGACAATGAGCCAATCCGGCGCCCCTTTGTCCTGAAAGCGAAGGTCTCCGAGTGGGCCAAGGGCCGGCTCGTAGCTCAGGAACCTCAGCGGGGCCGGCACTACGCTAAGGTGCCGCCAACGCTTCAGATAGTACTCCTCATCTTCCGCCGTGGTGCCGAGCCAGACGTTCGGCCAACCGGCCTCGCCCCACTCCGGAGGCAGCATTTTTCTGACATTCTGCGGTCGCTTGGTCAGCAGAAACCACGTCAGCGCTGGGGTTTCACGGATGAGCCGCCACAGGTCCGCGCGCCAGGCCGGGTCCGCCTGGTTGTCGAACACATCAGCAAGGGAAGCGCAGAACACGCGACGTGGCGCGCCAGCAGCGGCCGCCTCGCGGTTCCAGCGGCGCGGGAGGTTCCAGTTCTGCACGCTGGTGCGGCGCAACGTGCCGCTCCACAAGCCGGCCTCGCCGGCTCGCTTCGCCCAGCCCTCTGCATAGCAGTTGTCGCAGGCGGGCGAGATCTTCGTGCATCCTACCCACGGGTTGAAGGTGCTGTCCGCCCATTCGATGCCAGTCGCTTCAGCCATGGGCGGCCTCGCACTCGAAGACATAGGCGCCACGAGCCATGCGGATCCGGCCACCGGCATCGGCGCCCAGCACCCGCACCATCTCGGTGCAAGCGGCCATGGTGCGGTATTCAGCGTGGCTGCCCAGCAGCTCGGGCCGGCCGCTGCCGGCGGCGATGAAGTAGACGAGAAGCCAGACCGTCATGCCAGCGTCCCTTCGATCTCCTGAAGGGTGCGGCGGAGCGTCTTGGCCTTGGCGCGAGCCCAGGAATGGCGCCGCGATTCCGCGCCGGTGACGCGACCGAGGGCGTCGGCGATCCGCCGGCGAACGATCTCGGCGCAGCGCTGGCGCTCGACGCGCGCACCGATCGCCATCAGCTCATCGTCGCGTGAAAGGGCGGCGCTCATGCCGTCACCTCGCCGGGCTCGAAGACGGGCGGCTCGTTGGCGGCCGGCAGGCTGCCCGGATAGGCCGCAGAATAGAGCTCGGCCAGGAAGGCGTTGAAGGTAATCTGGTCGCCGGCCCGCATGCCCTCTTCCGCCGGAGGGAGCGGGAGCCACGGGCGCGGGCATGCCACCATCAGGTCGCGCTTTTCGGTGGCCAAGGCGATCAGATCGGCCTGGTGGATCAGGCGCCGCCATTCGTCGGGCAGCTCCACCGGCAGCTTGACCCGGCGGTGGATGGCGGCCTGCACGCGCGCCTTCAGCGGACGGACGATCTCCCGCATGCCCGGCAGCGCCATGATGGGGGAAATGATGTCACCGATGTAGGCCTCGTGCGCGTCATGCAGGATGGCGGCCAAGGTGATCTTGTTCAGGTTGGCGATGCCGTAGCCGCTGCGGCGCGCCAGGCTGACGGTGATGTCGCGAACCATGATGGAGTGGCTGGCGATGCTGCAGGGCAGGACGGTGTGGCCCAGAAAGCGGCGCTGATGCGACAGGGACCAGGCGATGTCGTGAAAATCCACCATCGCAGGGGTGGGCGCCAGCAGGTCGAAAGCAATGCCGGATATCGTCTGGCTCCACGGGGCGACGCCCTCGCTGCTATCCGGATTGTGGTCGGGTTCTAAGGCGTTCATCAGCTTCCTCGCTGAGTGACCAACGAAGGATTATCCTTCATTCATGGGGTCATTTCCTCGATATCCTCCAAAATCGTGGTTTGCAAGTGACTTCATATCCTCTATCCATCCTCCATGAGGGAAATGGAGGTTCCGGTGGCTTCAGCCGCTTCAGCGCCGCTCTCGGCACTGACACACGCCTTCGTCGCCGCTTCTGCGGTGGATGAGGTTTTCACTTGCCGCCAGGTGGCGCTCTTGGGCCTGCTGGTGGAGACCGGTGGCCACTCGGTCGCGCACTATGCCGATGCGATGTCCGTCTCGAAGGCGGTGGTCACGCGGGCCAGCTACAAGCTGGTGGCCCTGGGCCTTGGCAACTGCAGCAAGGCGAACAGCGATCGGCGCCTGGTGGTGCTGACCGCCACCGGCGAAGGGCGCGCAATGTGGAAGCGCCTTGGTGGGCTTCTGCACCAGGCGGGCGGCCTCGCCATGGCCAGCGAGATGCTGGCCTTCGCCCGCAGCGGCGCGGGCTTCGCCTACCCGGCCGGCGCGCTTCAGAAGCTGGCACGGCTGGTGGAAACGAAGGGGGCGAGCTGGGAATGAGCGTCGCCGAGCAGAGAGATGCGGGCTGGGCCTATACCGGGGGGTGGGCTTACATCGCCCGCACCACGGTCGCGACAGCTAAGCACCCCGCGGGACGGGTGGTCGCGGCGACGGTGGATTCCGCCGAGCGTCAGTCCTCCAATGCCAAGGACGTGGCGAAGTGGATCAGGGCCGGCCTGACTGTCGAGCGTGTTCCTGTGCCTTGGGTGCGCGAGCACTTCTTCACAACCACCCCTTACATTCCCGGCAAGGTGCCTTGCTTAGCGCCCCCGGAGCCATTTGCGAGCGGGGAGAGCTGACGATGCGCCCGATAAACTGCGATGACCTCGGCGGCTGGATCCCGCTCCGGCCGACTTATAGGGATCCGGCGGTGGTGGCCGAGGCCTGCGAAAGCACCGTGGCTTCCTTGGTCCGGCATGGGCTGCTGCAGAAAGAGGAAGCCGACGATGCCGCCTATGAGCTGGCGCGCTACGCCGACTATCTGGAGGACGGCTATCAGCTTGCCAAGAAGCTGGAAGACCGAGCCCATTGGGATCCGTCCGCTCAGATGGTGGAAGTTCTGGGCGGCCATGCCAGCTCGTGGGTGGGAGCGCTGATCCGGCAGGTACAGGAATGGGTGCGGCTCTACGAGATCTGGCCCCCGTTCAGTGTGGGCACGCGGGTAGCAGTGCCCTGGCGCCGAAGGGTTGAACCGGGGACCATCGCGCGGATATTCCCTGAGAGCGGTGAATGCGCTGTCCGGCTCGATATCGAGACCCGCAGCGACTGCTACGCCGCGGTCGCGTATGAGGCGATCGACCTGCTTGCCACGGATCAGGTCTCGATATCGGCGTCGTAGATCCGGATCATGTCGCCGTCCGGCGTCTCCACCCAATCCTGGTGGCGGGCCAGCCGGGCGGCATATTGGTAATGGGCCAGGCCTTCGGCCAGCACCTGGCCCGGTTCCAGCGGCCGCGGCAGCGTCGCCAGCGCCTCGGAATCCATGTAGTGCCGGAGCATCGGCAGGTTGGGCCCATACCCTGCTCCCAGCAGCAGCACCTTGATGGGCCACCACCACACCCCGAACCAGCGGTAGCGCAGCACCTGGCCCTGCAGGTCGCGGGCGATGTTGCCCAGCACCTCCGGCACACCATCGGCAGGAATCGGCGCCACGGTTTCGGGCGGGGTGTTCGTCAGCGCGTCGAGCATCAGGCGGCCTTTCGGGGATCGTCCAGCACGCTGCCAGCGATGCGGATGGTTTCGGGGTGGCCCGGATGGGCGGTGCGGAGCGCATCCTTCAGCGTCTTGCCAACCGAGCTGACGTAATAGCCGCCGGCGCCGCTCAGCACCCGCCGCATGGCGCTGAGCGTGCTGTCGTCGCCCCGGGTGGCGGGGAGCGCGGTATCCACGCCGCGGTCCAGCACGCCATGCCTCTCGGCGGCATCATGGAGCGCGGCGAGGGTGTGCGGGCGCATGCTGCCGATGTTCATGCCCGGCATGACGCTGTCCCGGGCGCTGAGGCCGCCGGCGGCGTTGCGCACGGCATCGCGCCAGCTCGGCGCCGCCCGCACGGCATCAGCGGCCCGCCGGTCGGCGCGATCGGCCACGCCCGCCAGCAGCTCGGGGGCCTGCTTCGGCCAGAGGTTGCGGATCGCGATCGAGGACGGGCTGTCGTTCAGCAGGATGTCGGTACCGGCTGGGTTGTCGCGCTTGGCCCCAGCATATTCGGTCTGACCGCTGCGCGTGCGCGGTACCGGCCGATAGTGGTTCCGCAGCGGGCTGGTCAGCCGGTGCTCCTCCTCCTGGGCCAGCAGCTTGTCGCGCAGCGCGGTGGTGGGCAGGGCGACGCGGTGGTCGGCGGGCGCCTTGGTCGCCTGATAGGCGGAGACGACATAGGGCTTGCCGCCGGCGTCCGTCATCACCGCATGCGTCGCATAGCCCGCGCGGCCGCTGCGCTGGCTCTCGATCAGGCGGGAATGCAGCGCCTCGCCGTGCTGCTGCAGCCAGTCATCGCCCATGGCGGCCAGATCGGCGGCATGACCATGGGCGGTGCCGTTCAGGATCCCTTCAGCCTTCGACGCGGCCGCGCGGCGTTCCTCGCTGGCCTGGGCCTCCTGGGCGGCCCGCCGGGCCGCTTCTGCCGCCTCGGCCGCTGCCTTGTCCCGCGCCGCCTGGCGCTCATAGGCGGCATCCCGGTCCACCTTGGTATCGCTGACCCCATCGCGCAGCTTCGAGATCTCGACCGTGCGGGCGAAGCGGTCAGCGCCATCCAGGGTGGCATAGCCAGCCGGCAGCAGACTGACGGTGCCACCGACATCATCCACGGCCTGCACCACATAAGCCTCCGGCTCCTTGGACATCGTGTTGAACTTGCCGCCAGGCTGGATCTCCACCTCCTGACCAGGCCGCCACACGCGGCCGCTGCGGTGGTCGATCGCCACCGATGACGGGTCAGCGTCCAGCACGTCGCCGTGAAGGAAGGCCGGGTTGGCGGCCAGCGAAGCCTTCAGCCGCTTCGCGCGGAGCCGCATGCCCTTCTCGGTCTCGCCCTCCTCCACCTTCGGCGCCGCGCCATAGCGGTAGGCGTTCTTCCGGTCGCGCTTCAGGCGCATGGCTTCGATCTGTCGCATGGTGTCGCGGTAGCGCGCCCAGGTCTGCACGGCCTTGATGCTCTCGCCGGCAGCGCGGCGGGCCTTGGCGTCTTCGAGCTGGGTGGCGAACTTCTCGCGCGCGGCCGCAGGATCCGCCGAGGCCATGATGAGCATTTCCAGCCGGCCGAGGGAGCCGCGCTGCATGTTGTCCAGCCGATCGCCTCCGCCCCAGAACGCCGTCTGCCAGTCGCCCTTGGCCGCCATGGACTGCCAGCGGTAGCCGTCGAAACTGCCCTTGGTGAGATAGGTGTGCAGCCCGACCGTCTCGCGGGTATTGCCCTGGCGCAGGCCGCGCCCATTGCGCTGGATCACACTGGCCGGCTCCCAAGGGGTGTCGGCGTGGTGGATATCGCTGGTGGTCTCCTGCAGGTTCAGGCCTTCGCCCATGGTCGCCGTGTTACCGATCACCACGTCCAGATGGCCGGCATTGAAGGCGTCGGCAACGCGCTGGCGGCTGGTGCTGGTCGGCGTGACCTGCGCGTTGATGATGCCGATCCGCTTCGGGTCCATCCCGCCGGCCACCAGCGCATCGCGCATCATGCCATGGGCATCCACATAGTCGCTGAACACGATCTGGCCGCCGTTCGCCGCCAGGCGGGCCACATTCTCGGCGATGTCGCGCATCTTGGGCGACGGCGCGTGTTCACCCCCCGGGTGCAGGAGCCGCATGTCGGTGGCGGCCTTCTGCATGTCGCTGATGACGCTGAACGGGTGGTCGCTGCCCTCGGCATCGCGCTGGGCCAGCGCCTGCTCCAGCTTCGGGCGGAGCACCGCGTAAGCCTCAGCCTGGGCCGGATCCATCTCCACCATGTGCTGCTGCATTTCAGGCAGCGGGATCTTGAGCCCAACATCGGCAGCGGTCTGCCGGTGGATCCAGCGCGTCGCGATGCCGCGCACCTCGTCCATGTTGCGGAAGCCGGTAACAACGGTGGCCTCCACCGCCTGGCCGTTCGCGCTCAGGATGGTGTCGGTTTCGCGCTCCACGAAGCGGTCAACGAAGTCGTCGGGGTTGTTGATCCCGATCGAGGTCCAGGCCTCCGGCGCGATGTGCCGGATCATGGAGTAGATTTCGAGCGGGCTGTTCTTCGTGGGCGTGGCGGTCAGCATGTAGACGTTGCCGCCGTTCGCCGCGTTCTCGCGGATCCAGCGGAACTTGTGCTCTGTCGCCACCGCCTGCTTCGAGGGGGTGCCCGGCGCGCCGAGGAACTTCAGCTCCTGGAACTGGCCAGCTTCCGGGCTGGCCAGGTTCTTCATGCTATGCGCCTCGTCCATCAGCACCGCGTCGATACCGGTGTCTTCGAGGGTAATGTTGCGCTCGCCCGTGGCCACGAACTTGCTGGCGGCCACCTTGCCCTCATGACGGTCCTTCAGCTTGCGGGCCTTCTTCTCCTTTGCCTCGTCCAGGGCCTCGCGGCGCTGGGTATAGAAGTCCTCATCCTCCCACCGCTTCTGGCGCGCCTCATCGAGGTTGATGCGGTTCCAGGTCGGAAGGGTGATGAAAACGAAATCGAAATCGTTCTGCTTCAGCTCCGCCAGCTTGCGCCGGCGGGTCTGCTCGTCGTCCTCGCGGCTGGTGACGGTGCCATCCTTCTTCGTCACCAGCGTTTCGCCGATGGCCAGGATCCGCGCATCGGGGAACATGGCCTGCTGGGCCTTCACCCAATTGGCCAGCAGGCTCTTCGGCACCACGATCGCGGGCTTCTTCGCCCGGCCGGTGGCGCGCAGCATCGCGTTCAGCAGCAGGCCGCGGGGCGTCTTGCCCACGCCCACATCGGCGGCACAGATCCCGCGCCCATCGTCCAGCAGCCGCCGCACGCCCGCCCAATGGTAGGCGTTGACGCTGAAATCGGGCGAGAGACCAGGAACCGGGATCGGCTCCTCGCTATATGCCCGGGGCACGAAGCCGCGGAAGTCGCGGTTGTATCGCTCCTCGGTGGCGGCGCGCCACGTCTCGTCGGTCAGTAGCCATTCGCGGAAACCGGCCTGCAGGCGGTCCACCTGCGCCGCCTCATCCTTTCGGACGCCACGCCGCATCAGGACGGCGGCCAGCAGCTCATCGTTCGGCCGCTCGCCGTAGCCGCGATAGCGGCCGCGCACCTGGATGGCACCGCGATCGTCCAGGATCTCCCACGGCCCGTCATTGGGGTGGGTCGCGTTCAGCCAGGCCTCGATCGCCGCATGGCTGACGAACGGGCTGCCGAGCTCGATGTTCTCGACATCGCCGAGATCCTTGGGCGCGATGGCCTGGTGCAGCTCATCAGCCTGGCGCTGAAGCCGTGCACGCTCTGGCCCGACCCGGCCCTCATCGCCGGCGGCTGCACGCGCCGCGTCGTATTTCGGCCAGAGCGCTCCGGACAGGTATTGGTCGCGGCTGGTCCACTGGCCCGGCTGGTCGGGCAGCATGGCAAAGGCGGGATCCGCGAACAGCTCCTCCTCCACCCCTTCCGCATCGGCGCGCCCGGCCGCCTGGGCAAGCTGTTCAATGCTGAACTGCCCTTCCCTGCCGGCCAGCTCGGTGGCCACCGCTGCCAGCGGGGCATGTTGCGCCCGGCTGGTGCCCATGACGGCATCGGAATAGCTGCCGTCGCTGCCCACGGCGCCGAGGAGCTGGGCCACCTGTTTCGCGGCGGCCGCCGTGCGCTGCGCATGGTCGCCGGCATCCGCGCCGCCAGTGGGAAGCTGGGGCTGGCTGGTCCAGTCCAGCAGCTCGCGGTTCCGGCCAGGCGCGCCGTGCTTCCCCACAAAGTCGTCCAGCGCCTCGATGAGGTTCACCCGGGCCAGGGCAGTACCTGCAGCGTCGCCGCGCAACACCCCGTCCAGCAGCTCGCCGACCTGCAGCGCATCCTGGACCACCGCCGGGATGTCCTGCTCGGCCCGATGCCAGCGCCCGCCTCGCAGGACATACATGATGCCGTCGCGCACCAGCGTATCGCCCTCGTGCCGCTCGGGATAAGGCGCACGATCTGCGGCGCGCTCCACCCGCGCAGCATCGTCGCCGGCGGCGGCCAGGATGGCGGCCATGCTGGGGGTGTTGTCCGCCAGGCTGTCAGTGGGCGGCTGCCACGCCGCAATGTGCTCGGCCACCCCATCCATGCTGCCGCTGACGGTGATGTCGTCGCCGATGCCAGCCTTGGCGCGCCAGCCAGGTTCCAGCGTGCCCATGACGTGCGCCGCGCCGGCGCCCTCGGTCATGTAGCGGCCGGCCACGAAGTCCGGATCCCAATGCGGCAGCGCCGCCTGCTGCTGCGTGTTCAGCGCCCCCAGCGCGCCCGCCAGGGCCTGCGGCCGCTTGCGCATGACCAGCAGGTCGGTTGTCACCTCGGTCTGGCTATCGGCGAAGGCCGTGTTCGGCAGGCGGAAGGCGGCCATCACCTGGCCCTTGGCCAAAATGCGCTCGCGGAAAGCCCGCGCGCTGCTGGCGTCCAGCACACCGGAGGGCAGCACCAGCGCCACCAGGCCGCCGTCCTTCGCCTTGTCGAGAGCGGTATCCAGGAAATACTGCTCGGCGCGGGTGATGTCCGTCTTGGTGACATCCTGCTGCCGGAAGGCGTTGCGCGCGCCGAAGGGGGGATTGCCGATCACCAGGTCAAAGCGCCGGGGGTCATAGGTGGCGAAGCCCTCGAAGCTGTCGGTGACCACCTCGTCGCGGGCGCCGTGCAGGATCCGGTTCACCCGCCCGCTGTCGGTGGACAACTCCACTGCAGTGATCTGCGCGTCCCCTGGCGCGGTATGCTGAAACACGCCTGCGCCAGCCGAGGGTTCCAGCACCGCGCCCCCGGTGAAGCCCAGCTTGCGCACCAGGCTCCACGCCGCCTGAGCCACGTCGCGAGGCGTGTAATACTCGTTGGGCGAGGTGCCGACCCCCTGCCCGCCCCAGCCGGTGTAGCGCGCCAGCCGATCGCGGTCCCCATCGGTCATGGCGTCGTCGGCCTTGGCAGCGAGGATGGCTTCCGCCTCCTTGTTCGCCTTGATGCGGGCTTTCGCCTTCACGCCGGCGGGCATGCCCCAGGCAGCCGGGCGATAGATCTCGGCCTGGGGCGGCACCTCCGGGTGCAGAACTGCCACCTCAGCATGAACAGCACCACGCGCGGGCGCCGCGGCGGGCTCGGCGGGGCCTGCATCGGTAGCGTTTTCCTCCTGCCGTGCCAGCATCGCCGTCACATCGCCGGCCAGCTCGTGCACGGTGGTGGCCGAGATCTCCGGCGCCACGCTGCCGAGGGCGCGCTTGATCGCCACGCGGACGCGGGCCCGGCCGCTGTCGCTGGCGGACCAATCGAGCGTGCGCGCAGCCAGGGCAGCATCCAGAACCTGCTGCGTCTTCTCCGCGTCGAGGTGCAGGATGAACCCCGCCTCGGCCAGCATCGGATCCGCTGCGGGTGGCGGCTCGGTGGCGGCCGGAGCCTCCATCGGCGGTGGATCCAGCGTGAGCTGCTGCTGAACGGGCGGCTGGGTAAGCGCGGCCGGTGCCGGAGCGAATAGGTCGGGCTGCGCCACCGGCCGATGCGTCTCGATGGTGGCGATGCGCTTTCGCCGATGGCTTGCATGCGGGGCGACGAACACGCCCTTCTTGCTCAGGTAGCCCCCAACCATCACGGGGCTGTTGAGCAGGTCGCCAGCGGCGCCGCCCGGGATGATGGCCTTCAGGAAGAGGATCACTGGCATCTGCCAATGGTCGCGTCACGACACACGGCTGTTGCGAATTGGAGGAAATGGACGCATCATATCCTTCATCAAGGAAGGATTTGATGCCGAACTATCTGTATGTGATGGGCTACGGTGAGCGCGACACGAAGATCGGCATTTCAGTCGCTCCGGTGTCGCGCCTGGCACAGCTTCGGCCAACCGGCGCCGCTGGCGTCGTAAAGGACTGGCTGCGCCCCGCTGGCGACGCGCAGCGGGTCGAAGCAATCGCACACCGCCTGCTGTCCACATATCGGCACCAGATCACCGGCCAGCGGGAGCGTTTCGCGGTGGGGGCTGAAGCTGCCTGCCAGGCGGTTGAACTGGCCATCACCCTGGCCGCCGAGGCGCGCGACACGGAACGGGAGGCCGATGCGCTGCAAGACGCATGCGCGGAAGCGATGGAAACTGCCACCGCACCGCCCGAGACGGCAGCGCACCAACGCACCTGGGGCTATGTCTTCCGCCCGACCGCCATGGAGGCAGGCGCCGAGGCCGATCTACTGACGCGGATGGGGGTGCCGGTGGCGGGGATCTACCGCGATGTCGGGCGGCGAGGCACCGGCCTGAAACGGGTGCTGGCCGCGCTCGAAGCCGGTGACGTGCTGGTGGTGGCCGATCATGACCGCGTGGACGACATCACCCTGCTGGACGTGCAGCAGCGCGGAGCTCGGCACCATGTCCTAGCGATCGCGCCCGGGTAGCGCCTCAGTTTCTCCTGGTGGGAAGGGCCGTAGAGGTCAATCGCGCCCCCCACCCGCAAGGTTCAGTAGGGGCCGCCTACGCCCGGCACACGCAAGTGGGATGCCGGCAACGTCGCAAAGGCGGAGCGATGCCCGGGGAGAGCTGCCTGCGCATCGCACCCACCAGGGGAAACTAAGTCGCTGCTGGATCGGGCTTGGCGGTGGTGACAGCCACCTTGGCCAACTCGCCATTGAGCCAGGCCATGAACGCGGGATCCACACCCGCCGGCTTCGCCTCCGGCACATAGGTCCACGATCCCCGACAATGCGGGTGCTGCACGCCGGCGGCCACCCACCACCGCTCATCGGGCGAGCGCTCCACCATCACCCCGCCATCACGGCGTTTCGAGCTCGCCCTACGGCGGGCGTTGGTCTTCCCGACCCACACGTCGCTGTTGCCGTTCCGCTTCGGGTCGCCGGGCGCGACCACGCGGAACGTCTTGCCGTTGATGGATTTGCAGAAATCGCAGGCGCCCCGGTAGGCCTCGACGCGCCGCACCTTCGCCCCGAGGGGCTGGCCCGCGATGAAGCCGGTGTTGTGCGCCTCGCCGATCTCCGTGACCGCGATGCGGCGCCAGTCCCTGTTGAGCTGGCCGAACTCATCGAACAGGGCACTGCGCAGATACTCCGGCGTGCCGCCCTGCTCGCCCAGCACCTGCATCTGAAGCCGTTCCAGCAGCACCGCCTTGATGCGCTTGCGCGTGTCGTCGGCGAGATCCGAGATGAACATGGCGGCACGCGCGGCCGCGATGTCCAGGATAGCGGATTCCACTCCGGTCAGCACCTTCGGCGGCAGGTCGCGCCGGCGCATCGGAAGCGCTGAAGCGATCGCCGCGGCGCCGGGGTTCGGCCTGGCGCTGCGGTCCATGGCGGCCTTGATCTTGCCCAGCAGCGCGGCCCGCACTGCCATGAAGTCCGCCATGCTGGTGATGACGCCTTCGGGCAGGTATTCGGCCAGCAGCAGGTCAGCCAGGTCCATCCAATCGCCGATACCGAAGTGGGCTGGCCCCTTGGCTTCCAGGCGCGCCCGCACCACGTCCAGCCGGGCCTGGCGCATGTCTTCCCAATCGGCGGCCTTCCGCAGCGCGCCGAGCGGCTTTCCACCCATATAGGCGATCAGCTCATCCTGGATGGCCTGCAGGATGCGCTGCATCCATGCCGTCACGTCCTCGATGTGCTGGGCGATGAAGGGATCATGGTGGCGCTCCCAGATGGATGCATCGCCATCGCCGCGAGGATCGACGGCCATCGCCTTGAACAGGCCCTCGATGCAGTCGTTGCAGTGCGCTTCCGGGACCGCGCCGATGTCCAGCAGCAGGGGGCCAGTCACGGACGGCCCCAGCTCTTCAGGAAGAAGAGGGCCCGCCCTGGCCAGCCGCCTTTTTGGAAGCGAGGAGATCCTGCAGGTACTTGGGCAGCTTGGCCGTTGGTGTCCGAACGGGCGGCCGGCAGTCCTGGCTGTCCATCTTTTCCAGCATTTCCGCCGTCAGCTTGCTTTTCACGAGTTTGGTTGTCGCGTTCATTTTTGGGGCTCTCCGCAATTAGGGTGGGGCCGCTCCCGTCGCGGTTCTGATTATCGCGGAAGCTCCACGCATCCGCAATATCCTTCACCTGGTCGAACGCGGCTTCGTTCTGGGTGTTGCCCAAGATGACCGTGGGCGGGACATAGCGGCCAGTCGGGCCGAGGAAGCGTTTCACCGCACGCTTCGCTGCTTCAGCGCGCGGCAGGTGCATGTAATGAGCCTCCACGCGGTATCCGCCATCCTTGAATGCCTGGGCCAGCGCGACGGCCTTCTTGGGGGTCTTCATGGTCGCGTCGTGGACAATGTTCAGCCCGAGATCCTGAGCCACCTGCGTGATCTGGTCGAACAGGTCGCCGGATTCCTCGTGGACCTGATAGGCATTCCACCCCTCGTATTCGGGCAGCATGTGCTTGATCTCGTCGGCGTCCAGCACGATGGCCTTGGTCGGATCGTAGACTTTCCCGCTGAACCAGGATTTGCCTGAGCCACCGCGACCGCCCAGGATGGTGAAAGTCGGCTTCTCGCCAGCCGCAGGCGTGGCGGCAGCGATCTTCTCGGGTGAAAGGAAGTGCGCCACGATCTTACCGTGGAGCTCCTTACGCTCCGGCGTGTAATCGCCGTCCTTGTAGTGCTGGGTCTTCGTCTCAGTGACCCCGGCCAGTTTGTTGTCGATGGCCGCCATCTTGCTGGCGGTATCAGGCGGGAAATTGGCCAGCACCGAATGCACCGTCGCATCGTCCGGCGCGTCGAACTTCGCGAAGTGCCCGGCAGCCGAGAAGCCCGCACCACCCTTCGGATCGGCGCCAGCAGAGCCGGGCCGGTGGTCAGGGTAGTCCAGCTTGTCAGGATCGAGGGGCTTACCCTTCCCGTCCTTCTTCCCATCATCGCCGCCGTCATTGCCGCCACCGCCACCGCCGCCGCCAGCGGCCGGCTTCGGCTTATCCAGCGCGTCATGAGTGACCTGGTGTGTCTGCCCAGCGGCATCACGCAGGGTTACGCCATCCTTCCCGGAGGAGACGATCTTACCTTCGCCTCGCACGTCGCCGTGCTGAAAGCCCACGCTGTCGCCGATCTTATGGTGCGGCGCATTGGTGAAGTCTTCCAGGTCGGTCTGCCGAGGGTCATGGATCACCCCCTCATCCTGCTGGCCAGGCTTGCGTGGCTGTTTCGCGTCCGGCGCGCTGCGCACCCATCGCTTGGTCTGGTGCCCTGCCTTGTCGGTGGTGTCGCGCAGCGCCAGCCCGGGCCTGTTGGCAATGCCGGCCTTCAGGAACATCACCTGCTTCCCGCCACTCAGCGCCTTGGCCAGGCGATCGAGGCCGTCCATCAGCGGGTCAGCGATTGGGTGTGCAGGATTCGCCGCCGGCGCAGCGGCGTTGCCTCCCGCATCACCCGCGAGAAACCTGCGCCTGCCCTTATCGTCCTGCACGATGGAACCCTCTTGCCCCTTGTCGATAACGTCGAAATTCATCGCCACCCGGCTCTTGTGGCCAAGCATCGCGTTCCAGCGCAGCGGATGGCGCTTTCCATCAGCAGCCTCGCCGGTGAAGCCATCACGGCCATGCGCCAGCACGCGCACAGCCATCGGCCCGCGCTCGGGGTGGTGCGCGTAAACTTCGTCGCCCACCTCCACGGTGCTGGCGCGCGGGTCGGGCTTCACGGTGGCGGCAGGTTTCCGCGGCTGCGCGCCAGCCTGGCGTGCGCCTGCCATCACTCGCCCCCGATCTGGTAGATCAGCGGGATGGACTTGCCGAAGTCACGGCCTTCGCCTGGCTGGCCGAAGTCGCCACCGCCAGGCGGCGGAGCATCCATGCTAGCCGGCTTGGCATCCATGCTATCCGCCCCCACCACCGCATCATCGTCCAGGCCGGGACTGCCGTTGTGACCAGGGCCAGGGCCTTCGGCATCCGGGTCGCCGAAATCGCCTCCGCCACCGCCGAAATCGTCACCCTGGCCGGGCTGTTGTTGCAGCGTTCCCTGGTAGACGGTCATCAGGGCGGGGTTCAGCGGTGCGGCGCCCAGCTTCGGATCCGGGTGCACGCCTAGGCCCTGCTCGGCGCGCAATTCATCGACGGTCATGGTCAGCTTCTTGCCTTCCCACTCCCGCGCCTGGTCGCGCTCATCGAGGCCAATCCAGCGGAAGCAGTATTTGTCGCTGAAGTCGGTGACGACGAAATCGGTCAGTGTCTGCTCGAAGTAGCTCAGCAGCGGGCGCAGGCCCTTGTCCTTCGAGGCGGCCAGCTTCTCGGTGGTGTCGCTGCCGGAGAGCGAGGAGCTGCCGTTGGTGAAGCTCTCGAAATTGATCTCGTCTGGCGCCATGCCATAGATCGCGCAGATGAGGCTGGTCAGGAAGGTCATCCACTTCGAGAAATACATCTCGTTGAACTCGACGCCGAACCGCTCGAAGCTGGCCTTGCCGTCCGGATCCTTGTTGACCATCACGGGCAGGCCGAAGGCGTTTTTCGCCCCGGTGGTCATCTGCTTCCAGTAGCGCTTGAAGGCCGCCAGCTCGGCGTCACCGTAGTCGCCCACCAGGTGGAGCATGCCGCGCGGGATGCTGTTCTGCTCGAAGCCCGCGATGTTCAGCGTCATCGCGTTCAGGAAGCCGGTGACGGTCTGCACCAGCACCTCGGTCTCGCTGAAGCCGTAGCCGCCATACCGGACATCGGCGCAAGCGTTGCGCGGTTCGTAAATCAGCGCGTCGGGCTGGTAGGCGGTGGTGACGCGCCCGTTGACCACCTGGACCGCCACCGCGTCCGGATACTCGGGGTGCCCGTCATCGGTGCAGAGGCGGATGGTGCTGCCGTCGAGCGCATAGAGGCCGTCGATGCCGAGGCTCCGATCGCGCTTCATCTCCGTCTCGATCGCGGCCGCGTCCATGGCCAGGGTGTCGAAGACGAGCTTGCCCATGAAGGTGGGGAAGTTGTCCCGCTTCAGCGCCTTGCGCTTCCGAGGGCTCCACTCGAATCCGCAATGCTGGAAGAAGCGCGTCAGGCGCGCGATCGAGGCCTCTTCCTCCGGCGCCAGCTCGTGCTTCGGGTCCACATGACGGATCGCGAAGCCCAGGCCGCCATCCTCGGAAGGGCTGCAGAAGCGCGCGACCTGGCGCTGGCGCGTCCACACCACGGCGGAGAGGACGGGGGTGCGACGCACCATGTCGCGCATGGTCTCGGGGGAAAGCAGGCCCGGCCGGTCGTAGTAGCCGCCCTGCAACGCCAGTTGGAGGTCATCGCGATCAAGCGACTGCATCCCGCGCCGCTCGGGCATGTGGACGCGGGTGCCCGGGAACGGGATGACGTTCTGCGCCTTCAGCAAGTCGAGGGATTCGCGGATCTGGTCCACCACTTCAGGTGAGAACAGGTCGCCGGCGGCCGGCATGCTGGCCCGGGTTAGCTGCGTCTCCGCATCCCGAACCTCCATGGCGGGGGCGCGGGGATCGGTCGCGACACTGCGGGCATCATCGGAAGACATGACCCCAGCGTCGCGTCACGACGCCGGGATGTATGCGAAGCAGGCGGGCGCATTCGCCTGCGTTCTGAACTCGCGCGCCGTGCAGTGCCCATCCCGGAACGCCTCGCACGCACCGCAGGTGTTCGGCGCCGCCTCCTCGATCATGGCCTGGATGCTGGGCGGCAAGCCGGGCGTGTCCAGCAAGCTGGTCTGCTCGGGCGGCTTAAGCGGATCCGGCGCGCCATTCTCCAGGAGCATGAAGGTGGTGCCGCCGCCGTTGCGGATCCAGGCGATGTCGCACAGCATGTTGGCGAAGCTGAAGTGCGGGTCGAGCCCCACCTTCTGCACCTTGCCCACGGGCTTCCGGGTCTTTTCGTCCTGTTCCATCACCAGCGCCGTCTTGGTGAAGTGGTCGAACACCCAATCCTGGCAGATAGGGATGCGGTGCTCGCCCTTGGTGTCCTGGACCATCTGTTCCAGCGCCGCTGGATCCGGGAACAGGCAGCCGCCGTCACGGAGGCGGAACAGGGCCATCTGCATGGCCTTGTACTGCTGGATGGTGACGGTCCACCGGCTGCGGTCGCTCTCGGCCGTCCGGCGATCGCTCTTCGTGAGATCGTCACCCCAGACCAGCATGTCGTCGCGAAGGTTCGCATAGCCGGCGAGATAGACGCGGCGCGGGAACCTGGCGGCCAGCTTTCGGGCCTCGTTGGCATTCGGGAGCTGTTCGATAACGCAGAGCTGGACGCCATACTGGTCCATGAGCTCGGCGGTGCGCCCGAAGGCCTCGTTGCCGAACACCGCCTCCACATGCAGCACCCCCTGGCGGCCATCGGGCAGCCGGCCCTTGATGATGTGGACGTTGAAGCCGCCCATCTGGTCCACGCCCATGAAGGTGCCGCGTCCAGACTTCTGCCAGGTCAGCCCCATCTCCATGCCCTTTCGGGCGGCCTCACGCAGGTGGGCCAGGGTGACGGGGAGCTGATCGGCGTCGATGTAGGGCCGCGCCAGCGTGCGGTTGTAGAAGCTCTTCTTCTGGTCGCCCGTCTTCGCCCGGTTGAAGTCCGTCACCAGGTCGCGGGCGGTCATCTTCGGGCTGATGGTGCGCGGAAGGAGGAAGCTGCGCACGCCGGTCAGCGCCAGGTTGCCGGGCTGCTGCGGAATGTAGCGCCCGATTTGGGCATCTCGGATCCAAGCCCGGCAGCGCGGGCAGACATAGACGAACTCGTTGTGGGGGGCGTGCGCCACCTGGCCGGTGTTGTAGGCGGTGGATTTGCCCGGGAAGATCCCGCCCGGGTCGGAAAGGTCGCTTTCCTCGCCGCATTCCAGGCAGCGGGTGTGCCACACCTCCTGGTTGCCTTGCAGATACCAGTAGTTGATGTCCAGCTCCGGCTGGTTGGCGGTGCTGAGCATGAGGGTGAACCGGAGATCGCTGTCGCCCATGCGGGCGATCACCTTGTCGATGTGGGCCAGGGCCATCTCCTGCACCTCATCGAGGCTCACGATGTCCATGGGCCGGCTCTCGGTGGTCACACGGCCACTGGTCCAGAGGAACATCAGAAGCGATTCACCGAATTGGCGGGTCAGAACGTTGCCCTCGCCGATCTTCTTCTTGCTGCCGTCCACCTCCTGGCGGGTGATCAGCCGCTCATAGAGCATCGGCGCCGAGCGAAGGATGGCCATAAAGCGCTGCTCGGATTTGAAGCCGGCGGTGGACTGGTCGGGCATGAACATGCCGATGTTCACCGGGCTGAACTTGAGGCTCATGTAGAGCTGGGCCAGCACCTCCCACACCGTCAGGCCAAGCTGCGTCGCCTTCTGGATCACCAGCTTCTGCTTGAAGGCCTCGGCGCGGGTGGTGGGGATGGCCTCATAGATCGGGCGCAGCGCGGGCCGATCGGCCAGGCTGAACGGGCGCCGATCGACCTTCAGGCCCTTCGAGCCAAGATCCTCCACCCACTGGATGAAGGTCATCTCCTCGGGGATGGATCCCGTCTGCGCGTAGCCCTTCTCGGCGGCGAACAGGGCCAGCCGCCGCGAGAACTGCTGAATAGCCTGGTCGGCAATGCTGGTGCGGGCCATCAGATGCCGAATTGGCGGGTGACGGCGCGCAGCCGGCCGAGCACGCGCGCCTGGAGCTCGGGGCTTTCTCGGTTCAGCTCTTCGAGCATCATGTTGATGAAGGTGTCGAGCCGGTGGGCGTCGTGGAGCTGGCTGTTCAGTGTCAGCGAGGCCTGGATGGCCCGGATCATCTTGTCCGCCGCCTGCAGCGTCAGCTTGGGATTTCTGGGCTTCGTCGCATCCTCACCGCGCGCATAGGCCAGAACGCCCTCGATGGCCTGCAACGAGACGGACAGCTTATCGAAGACCGCGAGGTGCGAGAGGCTGATGGAACTGGCGGCCGCGCCGGACATCCCGCCGGCGGCACCAGCTTGGGCGTCCGCCGCGGCGCGCTTCACCTGGCCCGTTTTAAAGGCGTGGTCGATCCATCGGCCGATGGTGCTGCGCGGCAGGTCTTGAAACTGCCGGCAGATGGCTGCCTTCAGCTTAGCAGGATCTGCCCCGTCTTCGAGATATTGGGCCACCGCCACAACCACCTGCGCTCGCTGGGCGGCGCGTTCGGCTTCGTCCCCGGCCGCGTCATCGGTCATTGCGTCGCTCGGTGGCGGCCGAGATGAAGGCCTTCACATCCGGCAGCCAGGCGCCGTAGCGGCGCACCACCTCGTTGAACTCCTCGATGTCGTGGGGTCGGATGGCCCAGACGGGGAGACCTTCAGCGTCGAAGCGGGGTTCGCCATCCTTATCCAGCGCCTGCATGCAGTGCATGAGCTCGTGGAAGATCAGCGCCTCGCGCTGGCGCTCGCTGGCTTCCTCCCAGAACTCGGCGTCCAGGGTCAGGATGAAGGCGGGGATGGAGCCGTGGAACTCTTCCAGCAGCCACATGCCGAGCTGGGCATAGGCACCCTGGAATCCAGGTAGACCCATGCTGCCGAGCTCGCGCTTCCCGCCGCGCAGCTTCGGCACATGGCGCATCAACACCAGGATGTCGGGCTTGGCGATCCGGAGCGTGTCGAAGTCCTCGGCGCACTCGATCAGCCGCTCCATGATGGGGCGAGGATCGTTCGGGCCTTCTGGGGCGGGGGCGAAGGTCACGGCACCTCAGCACGCCACCCACACTACCGCGCGGCGGCCGGCCGCAGTCAGCCGGAAGCGGTCGGTGCGCTGGACCGAGCCCTTATCAAACAGCTCCACCCGCCGCGGGCGATAGGTGTTGCCGGAGAGGCCTAGAGCGTTCTGCCCTTCCTCGTCCGTGCAGCCGAGGGCGCCACAGCGGCGGATGTAGTCACCGACCAGGCGCCGAAGGCGGTTCGTGTCCGTCTCGATCGCATATGCGGCGGCCTGGGATGTGGGGCTGTTCGGCTGGAACGGCGCTTCGGTCATGGTCAAGCCTTCACGGGCGCGGCGCGCCGAATGACGATCCTGGCAGGGCAGGCAGCGGTGGGGGTCGGGTTGACCTCGCAACGAAACGGAAACAGCTTCGGCCCGGCCTTCAGCCCGCAGCCGCAGATCGCGCTGACGGCGCCGGTGGCGGCAGCACCGCAGTGGTGGCAGACCACCTCCCTGCCCCGCCCCATGATGCGGCCGCCGCAAAACCGGCAGGCATGGTCGAGAGGGGCCCAGCCCCCCGCGCCCTCAGAAGAAGGCAAGCTGTTCACCCTTCAGCGCGTTGGCGAAAGTCGGGATCACCGTGTTTCCGAAGCCCGCCCGCCGCCACTGGCGCCGATAGCGGGGGCGCCGGCTGGCGCCAGCAAAGCCCGGCCCGAGCTCGGGCAGCGCGTCGTCGGGGATCGGGCCCAGCCGGTGAAATCCGATGACGGTAGCGGCGCCGGCGGTCTCTTTGGCCGCAATCAACATGGCCTCCACCCGCGACGAGACCGATCCATAGCGGCGGTGCAGCGGCTGGGTGGAGGAAATGACAATGGAAATGGGGTGGAGGGCTGCCGCCAGCCCGGGCACCTTCCCCCGTGCGTCGCGCCCCCGCGCTACCTCGCGCTGCCGGTTGTAGCAGGAGATGCAGTAGAGGCCGCGGATGAGGCGCCGGTCGCCCGCCGTGCATCGCACGCACAGCGGTTCGAGCTCCCGGGCGCGGGCAGCAACTGCAGCTTTCTCGGGGTCTACGCCGGCGTGACGCGCGCCAATTGGGCACCCGATGCAGGCGTTCCGCGTCTCGCCTAGCTGAGGTGGGCGCTTCTCGACGGATAGCCAGAGGCGGGCACAGCCTGCCGTCGAGAGACGCGACCTGGTGCGCTCACATTGAAAGAATTCGAGCCCGAGCATGCCCCACCCCCGAAGGAATATCCCTCATGCTCATGGAGGAATACGCCGGCATCCTCCACGCCGCAAGATAAGATCTCCCCCCACATGGAGGTTCTGCAATCCTACACTTATGAAGGATTTGGACGAATGCGAACGGCGGTCGAAGTGGTCTGGACGTTACTCGTACTGCCCAGGCTGCTCCCTAGAAAGAAGTTAACGGTATTGTTGTAGCCACCGATGGTCGCGCCCAGGATCACGTTGACCAGTGCCACCATGATGGAATCCGCACTCAGCATGATCGCCGTCACGCTGCCGGTGGCGGAGAGGATGAACACCACGATGGTGCTGATGGCCACGGTATCTCGCATGCGCGTGCTGCCACCCGCACGGACCACCTCCACGTCACGCGACCGGGCATCAGCGGTGTTCTGAGCCTCGATCTCCAAGGTGGCGTTGCGCTGCTTCGCCAGCTCCACCTCATTCTCGGCCAGCACCCGCTGAAGCTGAACCCGAAGCTCCGTCACCGCGCCGGGATTGGTGTCCAGGAAGCGCTGCGCCTCGGCCGGGTCGCTGCTGCCGACAACCTGCTGCACCACGCCGGTCAGGCTCTCGGCCACCGCGGCGCCGCGCTCGCCGGCTATCAGCTTGCCGATCCACTCGGCGGCCGAGGGCAGCACTCCCATAAGGAGCGGAAGGAGAGCGAACATCAGGAGGCCTCCCCATTAAGCGCGCGCCAGGTGGCTGGCCCGACCACGCCATCCGGGCGCAGGCCCTTGGACTGCTGGAACCGGACCACGGCGGCTTCGGTGGCGCGCCCGAAGATCCCGTCGATCTGAAGGTGGGACACGCCCAGCTTCGTCTGCACCAGGCGCACCAGCTCGCCCCGGTCGCCCACCTTCAGCATGTCGAAGACGGTGGTGGCTGCCTGCACGCTGGGCACGGTGTGTTCCGCAGCTTCGCTGATGACGAACCGTTCGTAGGCGCTTTCCAGCTTCTCGTCGTAGCGGTTCACCGCGTAGCTGGGCCCGTTGTAAGCACGGGCGAAGGCCGCCCAATCCTTGTCGCGGAGCGCGGTGGTCAGCCGATTGGCCTTCACGAATGAGCAGAAGGCCAGCAGGTGCTCACGCTCGCCCTTCAGCATCGAGGCGACAAAGACCTCCACGGAGGTGAAGCCGGCGGCCTGGAAGTTGCTGCCCAGGATCTGGAACAGACCCCAGCTCGCGGCGGACAGCGCGGCGCGGCGATCGAGCTCCACGGCGCGCAGCAGCCGGGTGTATTCGGCGGCGCCACCCAGGTAGAGGCCGGTGGTCCAGCTCGCGCGGCTGATGTCCGGATGTGAGACATTGAAGCGTCCACCGGTCAGCCGGCCGAAGATGTGGGCCTCGAACAGGATCCGGGGGCGCTTGCTGCCATCGGTCAGGAAGCCGCCGGCGCCGCCGGTCTCAACGGTCAGCACGGCCCGGATCGTCGCCAGGTCCGTCCCGAGGGTGGCAGCGGCCGCTTCGATGTCGGCCCGCGCCATGGGCGCTGCCGCGCCGGAGAGGGTGAGGAGGGTGCTGTCTGACATGGCGGCAGGGTGTCGTCACGACAGTTCGGGCGGGTGGCCGAGAAGGTACGTTCGCGATATGTTCTCATATGGCCGCGGACATGTACCACCCGAAGCCGGTGGATCCCCTCTCCTACCGAATGCGCCTGGTCATCGCCGTGACATGCCCGCCGCCGTGCCACCACCGCCGGCAGGGCCGGCTGGATGAATGGGTCTGGCGCTTCAACCTGGACCTGTCGATGAAGCTCTATCAGTTCCACGCCAGGCTGAAATGCTCGGTCTGCGGCCGGAAAGAGGCTCGCCTGGACTTTCCGCAATGGAGGTGAGGTAATGGTCTTATGGCATTGCTGCTCAACCTCGGCGCTTTTCTGATTTCAGGCGCTTTGGCTGTCGCTTGGTGGCGCTGCCAGTTGGTAGCCAAACGGCGATATGAGGTTGCCGAACAACTGCTCATCGCGGCGGATGCAGCGGCCAACGGTCTGCGAAATGTGCGCCAATCACGCGCGGACGATTTAGACGCAGCGCGCATTCACCCAAACGGTTTCTCACCGTCGCCCTGGCAAACCTCCACGAACAGGCTGCAAGAAGCGGATGAACTCATCAAAAAGCTTCGCCAAGCAACAACTCTCGCGGAATTTCACTTCGGCAGCCAGCTCACGGAGGCCCTTCGAGACCTTATCGCCATCTACCGCACGCTGGTGGACGCAAACCGCCAGCTCTATTTCGATCATCCTGCCAATAAGATGTATCCGGATCCTGAGCACACGGCACGCCGTGCAGAATGGGAGGCCGCAATAGATGCCTTGAAAGGGGACAAACCCGATCTCCAGATCACTGCTGCGATGAAGGAAGCCACGGAAACCTTCGGCCCGTTGTTGCGCCCCGCACTGCTAAATTATCTTCTACCCTGCATAGAACGCTCGCCAAGAAGAAAGCGCTCTATCGCTTAGACTTGGCGCGCTGGGCGTCGTCATACTCGATGCTGACGCGAGACGTGCCCGCCAGGAAGTCCTCGGCCCGCAGACCAAGGCGGCAATTCGGGCAGCATGGCCGCATCTTTCCACCCCGCCAGACAGACTCAAGCTCCTTCGCCGCGCGAAGATGCGGCTTGTAGCGGGCCGTCAGATTCCGGATCGCCACCATTCGCGCCCGGAGCTTGGCTAGCGCTCCCTCCTCCTTCTGGCGGCCCTCCGCCATCGTCAGGAGTGCGGCAAAGGGGGAGACGCTTCGATTGCAGTCGTCGCATTCCAAGGTGCCGAGCTTACCGTCGATGGTCATCCGCCTGTGCTCGCACGCTGATTCCGGCCGGTGGTGGCGCCGGTCCATTCGCAGTTGGAAGGCCGCGAAGGAGACAATGTTGTCGTCGGTCAC